TTAATAATCATCTCGATATTCACGTTGTTCGGCGAGATTGTCGAAGCGTGAAAATTGTCCATTAAATTTTAACCGCACTCGACCAATTGGGCCGTTACGCTGTTTACCGATAATAATTTCTGCAACACCTTTATCTTCCGAGTTATCGTTATAGACTTCATCTCGGTAAATAAACATAATCAAGTCTGCATCTTGTTCAATGGAGCCAGATTCACGTAAATCTGAGTTTACAGGGCGTTTGTCTCCACGTTGCTCTAAAGTACGATTTAACTGAGAAAGGGCGACTACTGGCACTTGTAATTCTTTGGCGAGTGCTTTGAGGGAACGAGAAATTTCTGCGATTTCTAATGTTCGGTTATCTGAAAATGCGGGTGCGCGCATTAATTGCAAATAATCCACCATAATCATACTTAATCCACCATTTTCACGATAAACTCGGCGTGCGCGCGAACGAACATCGGTAGGTGTTAGACCTGAAGAATCATCGATAAAAAGATTATTTTTTTGCTTGAACATTCCTACTACGCTGGCAATTTTGTTCCACTCGATTTCATCTAAATTTTGCCCTGTACGGATTTTAGTTTGATCAACACGAGCAAGGGAAGCGATCATACGCATCATAATTTGTTCTGCAGGCATTTCTAAACTAAATACTAAAACAGGTTTTTCACTTGCCATTGCGGCATTTTCGCAAAGGTTCATGGCGAAAGTAGTTTTACCCATTGACGGACGTGCCGCAACGATAATTAAGTCAGAAGGTTGTAAACCAGCCGTTTTTTTATCAAGATCAGTGAAACCTGTCGTAATGCCTGTTACGCCAGAATGATTTTCAAGTTTGCTTAAAATATCGATTTTTTCAATGGTACTTTCTAGCACATTGATCACATTCTGCGGGCCTTCGCTAGAAGTTGTTCGTTTTTCTGCAATCGCAAATACTTCACGCTCAGCCTCATCAAGAATTAACTTAATGTCTTGCCCTTTAGGAGAATAGCTATTTTCAGCAATGCGATTCCCTACCGAAATAAGTTCTCGTAATATGGCTTTCTCGCGCACGATATCTGCATAAGCCAAAATATTAATGGCGTTCGGAGTATTATTGGAAAGCTCTGCTAGATAGGCAAATCCACCTACTTCATCGCTTACACCACGGCTTCTTAAGGCTTGATCTAGCGTAATTAAATCAATAGGCGATTGATTACGCATTAGATGTTCCATTTCTGTAAAAATTAGACGATGCTGAAAAGTATAAAAATCGTCAGCAATCACACGTTCAGCAATGCCATCCCAATGTTGATTGCTCAGCATGATGCCACCCAACACGGCTTGTTCAGCCTCAATTGAGTGCGGAGGAATGCTAACTTGTGCTGTTTTTTTGTCTGAAGATTTGATTTGAGGTTGTGATGCCATAGGACTTATTTCGATACTAGAATGTCGCCTATGATACCGCAAATATCTATTGGATTTAAGTGAAAAGTGCGGTGAAAAAAGGAAATAAAAAACGGTGGAAAAATCCACCGCTCTTTTATTTTAACATATTTAGATTGTTGATTATTCAACAATTAATGTACGACATACGTTAGTTTGTGTCGCACCTTGACCACCTTGGGTTACCAGCACTAAATCGCCAGTAGATAAATAACCTTTTTCTTTTAATGATTGAAGTGCTGCTTTTGCACTTGCTTCTGTACGACTTTCTTCGCCGTGATAAACTGGTGTTACACCGCGGTATAGTGCACAAAGGTTTAGGGTTTCTTGATTACGAGATAAAGCAAAGATTGGTAAGCCAGAGCTAATGCGTGACATTAATAATGGAGTACGACCTGTGCTAGTTAAAGTGACGATTGCCGCTACACCTTTCATGTGGTTTGCTGCATACATTGCAGACATCGCAACAGATTCTTCAATGGTTTCAAATTCTTTATCCATACGGTGACGAGAAACGTTAATGCTTGGCATTTTTTCTGCACCTAAACATACGCTAGCCATTGCTGCCACTGTTTCAGAAGGATATTGACCTGCTGCTGTTTCTGCAGAAAGCATAACTGCATCAGTTCCATCTAATACTGCGTTTGCAACGTCCATCACTTCAGCACGCGTTGGCATTGGGTTACTAATCATTGATTCCATCATTTGAGTCGCTGTAATTACAGCACGATTTAATTGACGTGAACGACGAATTAATTTTTTCTGTACACCGACTAATTCAGGATCGCCGATTTCTACACCTAAGTCACCACGTGCAACCATAATTACATCAGAGGCTAAAATAATATCGTCCATGGCTTCATCATTAGCAACGGTTTCTGCACGTTCAACTTTAGCAACGATTTTTGCATTTAAACCTGCTTGTTGAGCAAGTTCACGTGCATAATTTAAATCTGCACTTGAACGAGGGAAAGAAACGGCTAAGAAATCAACACCAATGCGTGCAGCGGTAATAATGTCGGCTTTATCTTTTTCTGTTAGGGCATCCGCAGATAAACCGCCACCTAATTTATTGATACCTTTATTATTTGATAATGGACCACCAACAGTAACTTCAGTGAAAACTTTTGCACCATCAGTTGATAATACTTTTAATTGAACACGGCCATCATCTAATAAAAGAATGTCGCCCGGAACAACATCTTGTGGAAGCGTTTTATAGTCTAAACCAACGGATTCTTGAGTGCCTTCGCCTTTTGGTAACTCTGCATCAAGAATGAATTTATCGCCAACGTTTAAGAAAATTTTACCGTCTTTAAAAGTAGAAACACGAATTTTAGGACCTTGTAAATCACCTAAGATTGCCACGGTTTTACCTAATTTTTTCGCAATAGAACGTACACGTTCAGCACGTCCGATATGGTCATCAGGTGTACCGTGAGAGAAGTTCATACGAACTACGTTTGCGCCCGCTGCGATAATTTTTTCAAGATTGTTATCACGGTCAGTTGATGGGCCCATAGTACATACAATCTTCGTTCTTCTTAGTCTTCTAGACATTATTTACTCCGTCAATAATTACAAAATTTTAAAGGTGTTATTTTACTTCGCTACATATTAGCCAGATAAAAAATCGGTGCACATTATACGCTTAAAATTTTTGGAAATCAAAAACGGCTCAGTTATTTAAGCTGGTTTTGTTTACTTTTTTGCCAGTTATATCGGGTTTTAAGAAAAATACTTGTGTTCAAGTTAAAAATATCTATAATCACGACTACTTCACACAGTGCGACTATAGCTCAGTTGGTTAGAGCACCACCTTGACATGGTGGGGGTCACTGGTTCGAGTCCAGCTAGTCGCACCAAATTTTCTTTTCAATCCCTCTCAATCCATATCAAATAAAATTTAATTTCCTGGTGAATCAAGGCGTTATCTGATTTTATAAAGTCAATCTATATCAATCTATATTAATCTAACTCACTTTTTTGGTATTATATTTGGTAATATGATTTTGGATTTTTAGGTGTCGTAATACCAAAATTCATAAAAAAATTAAAAAATCACGCTTACCAAAATTATTTTCGTAATACCAAATGGGGGGGAGGATGGCTGTATTAGTGAAACCATTAAGCATTACAGAAATCAATAATGCTAAACCTAAAGAGAAAGACTATTCACTGTCTGATGGCCAAGGTCTTTTCTTGCTCGTAAAAATGAACGGTTCGAAAATTTGGCGATTCCAATATTATAAACCAATTTCCAAAAAAAGAACTTTAATTAGTCTTGGTGTTTATCCTGAGATTTCATTAAAAGACGCTCGAGAGATTAGGGATTTATATCGTTCTTTGTTGGCGAAAAATATCGATCCGCAAGATTATCGTTTACAGCAAGAACAAAAAGCCATCCAAGAACGTCAATTTACCTTGAGCGAAATGGGGAGGGAATGGCTATACCTAAAGAAAAATGAAGTTGATACTGGTCGATTAAAAGAAGTGACTTTTATTGATATTGGGAAACGGTTAGAACGTCACTTGTTTAAAGTGTTGGGGCATTATTCTATTAGTGAGATTTCTGCTCCTCTTGCTATTGAGAAATTAAAACCATTAGAACGAGCAGGAAAATTGGATACATTGCATCGTATTATTGGTTATTTAAACCAAATAATGATTTATTCGGTTAATAGAGGGGTAATTAATTATAATGCAACCGCAGATATTGGAAGGGTATTTATTCGACCAATAGCTGAAAATAACCCTACTATTCGCCCAGAGCAATTACCTAAATTGTTTGAAGATTTGCAGAATAGTACCCTTGAAATTGAAACTCGTTGTGCATTAGAGCTACTACTGCTTACCGCAGGTCGGGCTGGGGCTATTACTCAATTAGAATGGGAAAATGTAGATTTCGAAAACAGCTTATTGAATATACCGAAAGAAAAAATGAAGGGGCGACAAGGTAAAGTACAAGATTTTATCTTGCCATTATCCAAACAAGCTGTAACGATTTTGCGTTTGTTACAGAAGTTGAATCGTTGCAATAGTAAGTTTGTTTTCCCTAGCAAAAAAAATCCAAGACAGCCTATATCGAAAGAGACGCCAAATAAAGCACTTGGACGGATCGGTTATAGGAATATTTTGACCGCACATGGTTTACGATCTGTTTTTAGCACAGCTATGAATGAGGCTGAATTTAACAGTGAGATTATTGAGGTGTGCTTGGCACATTTTGAATATTCTTCCGTTCGTGGCACATACAATAAAGCAAAGTATATGCCACAACGGATCGAATATATGCAGTGGTGGGGGAATTTTGTAGAAGAGGCATCTGATGGGAAAGCATTAATGGGCTGCTAAGATGAATAGCAGCCTGATTCAATTCTTTCAATGTAGTCATTTATTTGTGCATCAGTCCAAAAATTATTCCCACCGACTAGATGAGGCTTTGGAAAATTGGGGTCGTTTTTTATCTTTCTGTAAATTGTTGGTGCGCTCATATCTAATAAACTAGAAACAGTTTTCAAATTATGTAATTTTCTTGTCGTAGATTCCATATTTCCTCCAATAAAAACCGCCCATAAGAGCGGTGGTTCGTTAATACTGTTGTGTCTGTTCGGTGTGACAGATTTTACCGTCACAGTCTTGATTAAGGTTTAGGGCGTGCGCCATATACACTACAAATGCACACACGAGCGTAATGATTAATTTGTTCATTTTCTGTTCCTTTTGTCGGATTTTAGGTGTGAGAATCCGCCGCAGGCTTAAAAAAGTGCGGTCGGATTTTGTGATGTTTTAGAGAATATCTAGCTGAAAGCCTGTTGCTTTAGGGTTATAGGCTCGAAGATATTTTAATACACGCCAGTTATTACCCTGCTCGCATTCAAATTGCTCTGTAATGCGTGTCAATACGTTATGGGCATGACGGAGAGTGCTGCGATATTCGTAAGCCATGCTATAAACGGAAGCAGCGTAGTGCGAACCAATTTGTTTTAATGCTGGGTGAAGTACTTGGCAAAGTTCCGTGCCACGCAATAAAGCGAACCACGCCCAAACGAGCTGTTGTAGGTCATGTTCTGTAAATTCACGGGTGTATTTCTTTTCGACTGATGGCAAGACAATAGGCTGTAAGTTCATAATGAACGCCATTGCATTGCCGTATTGGTCTTGTGGTAACTGGTCGTATTTGGCAATGTGGAACATGGCTTTTAATTGGCGGTAAATCTCTTGCCAGTGTAAGCCTGTTCTGTGGTGCGCTTGTTGCACCGCAGATTGAATTGCTTGTTGTTGCTCTGGTGTAATTGTGTTTGGTAAAAGTGCGGTCGATTTTTTGACTTCTTCATCTAAAACATCGAGTACCCATTTTCTAAACGCTTTGGCGATTTTGGTGCGAGCAAACATTGCAATTAGGTGTGCGCCACGCAATGAGAAAATACGCACTTTTTGTAATCCGCCTGCCGTTGGCATGTCGATAAGTGCGGTCATTTTTTCGGTAAATTCGTCGCGGTGACGGTCGTAGATATTTTTAACAGACTTAAAAGGATCTGAATAACCTAATGCTTTGCCGATCTCTGTAACCGTTAACCAAATTTGGTTGTTTTGATTGATAACCGAAAGAGTAGTTGTTTGGAAAGTTAATGTAGTAGTCATTTTGACTGCCTCCGTGTTTAAGTTTTAAAAACTCATCACAAGCAACGCCAATTACTGGTGATGAACTGATCAAGGTTGGCGTACCGTAACACGGTGTAAACGGCGATCTTTCGATCCCTTAACCAGTCCATCATTGACTACTTTTGGAAGGGGGGTATCAAATTGATGTACCCCTTTAAAAGGGTTTGATTTTCTGTTTTTCGGCTATAAAAAAAGCCACCATTTAGGCGACTATTGTTTCTAACCGCCGTGTTATTCAGGAACGCCAATTCCCGACTTTCTGTTGAAAGTGAGAATATCCTAAATGATTGGGCGGTGGGTGTCAAGACGTAAGAATAAAACAGGTTTATGTTTTTCATCACCACCACTAGCTTTGTGTAAGTCAGTTAATGAAAAGAGATTATCTAATTGACGAATAGAAGTGTCTAGAATTGCTAAGTTTGACATAATTTTTTATCCTATGAGTAATTTTACAAAACCCTACTGTTGAGATAGGGCGATCGGGTGCTTCAACATTGCTCATAGACAGCCTTTCGTTTTCCCTTGCGGTATTATATGTACGAAACGCCACCCGATCATAAAATCAGGATAAAAAAATACCGCACTTAATGCGGTCTGTTCCGCTATGAGTCATTGGTGTGTTGAGCACCGTTAGCGGAATAATATAACAAAAAAGCCTGTGTTGTAAACAGGCTTTATCAAATTCTTTCATTTTCAATTTTGTAGGGTGATCGGGCTTCAACAACCGCTTGGTTTTCTGAAATTGACCAGTTTCGACACTGGGCGTCGGGAGGTTCGAAAGCCTGTAAAGGTTAGGCTGGAGTTATTCCCCGAAGGTCTTTTATTCCTCGCCCTCCCGACATTGTCGAGATTTCGGCATAAAAAAAGACCGCACTTTTGGCGATCCACTTACTACCGCCTTTACTAGGTTTCGACACCTTGAGGCGAATAGTAGTTTAGTTTTATAGGGGTGTCAAGTAGAAAATATATTTAAAACTATAAAAAATCATTTGCTAAATATTGTAGTTTAAACTATAATAAATTTGTTTTCAGAAGGGCTGAAAATGAAGAAGCCGCCCTTTGTGAGAGCGGCAAATAAAAAAGGAACTGGATTATGTGTATTAAGCTGTTAATCCTAGTTATTTTAATCTTAGTAAGCCTGCCAGCTTGCTAGATTAGAATCTAAAAGTCCTAGTGGCGGCTGCCACCGTCACTAGGCAGTTCCCAAATAGTATAGCTTGTCGTATTTTTTGTCAATAAAGAGGTTGCTATGGCGATGACTAAAAAAGAAATTCAAGATCGTTCTGATAAAAAACGCGGTGTGCGTATGGTTGGTTTTAAATTGAAAGAAGATATTATCCAGCAATTAAATGCTTTAAGCGAACAAACAGGAAAATCAAAAACGGCTTTAATTGAGGAGATGATTTTGAATTATCATGGTTGATCGGGCTTCAACTACCAATACAAGATGGCGGAACTTATTCCCCTAAGGTATTTTATTAGGTTCTCTCGACCCGATCATAAGTGATCTTTACCTAGATTTTAGGTACAAAAAAACCGCTTTTGAATCGGAGCGTTTGATAACCGACTTGTATTGTTAGTGCGGTTATCTTATCCGTTGATGGCGGTTTTTGTCAATATCTGATTTTATTCGTTTTTACTCAAAATAGGGAATAATCCCTTTGTGATTGAAATAAAGGCAGCAACAATGTTTATGGTGCAAGCTGAAGTAATAATGCCAAATACAGCATCGGAGTGTTTCTCTGGATCGTAATAAAAAATAACAAAACGCATCCAATAAACAGTGCTCGCTATTGCAAAGAGTAATGCGATAACGGCGTAAATAATGCGCAAATTTCGGTTGGTCTTTCTATCACTAACATCTTGCTCTTCAAGTGAATTCGATTTAGTGGGTTGTTCTTGCTCAAATTCACGCGGTGCTTTTGTAAGTTTAGGAGAGATGCTTGGTTTTATCTTTTGATTACGATTAAACTCTGCCATGATACATTTCCAAGTCAGAGATAATAGAGCCTAACTTTCCTTTTTCCCAAGCACCACCTTGAGTATGTGTCATTTCTGAAAGTTGCCAGCCAGTATATTCGCCATAAGCAGTAATAAGCTCATCAAGAAAAAATTCATCTTCGCGATTTAGTCGAGACTCGAAATCGGTACCAAAGCTATTTTTCGCTTTATGTTTAATTTCAGTTCCTTTATTTTTAGCAAATTCATAATACACTGATTGAACAACTGGGCCATATTGCCAACGGATAAATTCGTCATTAAAAAGGCGAGATTTATTATTTTTCAAATACCAAGATTGAGCAAAGAAAAGTAACTTTTGTAATTTCATTGGCGTGAGGTTGGGAATCTTCCCTTCTTGAGCCTTCTGAATAAAAGCATTTGCCACTTGCATTGCTGAATAAGCCATACTTCCTCCTTAAATAAACAGTTTAAAGTATAAAAACCTGCATTTGATGTACAAATACAGGTTGTCAAAGAACAATATATTCAATTCTTCTTAACATTGTGCCACAAAAAGTGTTTTTAAGGAAATACTGTATGTGAAAAATGTTATTTTTCCATCTGTTTGGGATTAACCACAGGCACAAGTGGTTTTGCTGTTGTGCCAGTTGTTGATGTACTACTGCGGTTTTCATTTATCCAGTCGGCTAATTCACTCCAAGCAGCTAAATCTTTCTTAAAGAATTCATCATTGCGTAGATGATGATATTCTTTGATAAAAAATGTCACTTCGCCCTTAATTTTTTCTCTTGTATGGCTATCTAGCACCGCCCAATACTCTTTAACATCGTGGATGCAGGTTAAAACAGGCGTTCCGTTATCGTGTAGGCTGTCTCTAACATAACGGTGTATTAATGTTTGGAATTTATGTAAGGGGATTTTGATGTTAATTTCATTCATTTTCGCCCTCCTTTTTTCTTATGGTGTTTAAAGTGCGGTCGATTTTCTCGGAGTTTTAAATTGTCTTGTCGGATTTGTTCCACTTTAATTCTTAGGCGGTCATTATCGCTTTCAAGTTCTTTAATGCGTCTTGATTTGGCAAGATTTTCATTACCTAATTTTTCAAAGTGATATTTATTATTTTCGAGTTCCTCTTTGAGGATTATTCGGGCGAGGGATTTTAGTGGGTTCATGGTTTCTCCTGATAATAAAAAAGCCCGCCTAAGCGAGCTGGGTTGAGGGTAATAAAAAAGCCACTGTAAAATACAATGGCTTTCTTAGATAATACTTGATTTAATCGGTATACCGATTTATAATAATCTCACTTTCAAGGGGATGCTTGAAAGTGAGCGTGTGGCTTAATCCCACGTTACGAAGAAGGAAAATAAAATGTTAGTTCGCATTTTCCTTATCGTTGTCTTACTACTAATTAACTTTCCTGCTTATTAATAGGTAACGATAATCTGGGGGAAGTACCAGTTCCCCCAGTTCTTCAAAATTATGGGCTATAAAGATGAAATTGTCAATCAACGAAATTAAAGCGCGTTCAGATGAAAAACGCGGCGTAAAATCGAAATCTTACAAGTTGCCATTAGCAACCATTGCTGAAATTGAACAACTCAGTAAACAACACGACATTCCACAAAACCAACTGATTATTCAGGCGGTTGAATTGTGGAAGCAATCGCGCTAAATGAAGCCTCTATTTACGGATTTGATTTCTTCAGAGGGTTATACAAGCTATCTTTCCCTCTAAAATGGAATATCATCATCAAACCCATCTTGTTCAGCTGCTGCGCTTAATGGATCGGGTTTTTCTTTGTCTTTGCTTGGCTGTTGTGTTTCGTTGCTTACCTTGCTGTCTAGCATTTCAAAGGATTGTGTCGCTACTTTAAGTGCGGTGCGATTATTGCCGTTTTGGTCTAGCCAGCTTTCCTGTACCAGTTTCCCTGTTACACAGATTTTTGAGCCTTTTTGCAGATATTGTCTTGCTACATCAGCAGAATTGCCATGCACCACAATGGGTATCCAATGCGTACGTTTAACCGTATTGCCTTGTTTATCTCGGTAATCATCGCCTATAGCAAGATTAAATGTGGCAATTTGCCCGCCATTTTGGAATTGGCGGATTTCTGGGTCACTGCCTAAATGACCGACTAATATCACGGTGTTGGTGTTACGTGCCATTAGTGCATCTCCTGTATAAGTTGTTGATAATATTCTTGCGCAATTTCTACCCGCTCTTTGATTTTCTCGATGATTTTCTCATCACGTTTAATTGTGACGGTGGTAATACGTTTTTCTTGAGGGATTTGCTCAACCAAGTCAATGTATCGGGTTGAATCGTCATAGCTTGATAATTGGTCGTAAGGGGTGGGGAGGAGGATAAAATCAATGTGCGCTTCATCACAATCCCATAGCCACATATAGCCTTGCATTTGTGCGTCATAACCCGCTTTTTTCGCTTTTTCTTCTGCCTCGTCAGCAAAGAAAGGGTGTGAACCAATATCCCAAGAGCATTTAGTATCTATGATTAATTTTCGACTTGGCACATAAATATCGCACTCGCCTGTAATCCAATCGTTTTCACGCCTTTCTGTGTTCTTTTTAAGCGGCAAGCCACGTTTACGACCGCTTAACTTAATGGCTTGTTCTTCCAGTGCGATACCTTTTTCGGTGTATTTATTGCCTTCGAAATCTTGATAACCGAATAAATCAAATTTCACAATTTTTCTTACCGCACTTTTGGCTGTCGCAGATATTCCATTACCGCTTTTAGGCTTTACCATTAAATCAGCCAAGCCAGAACATCTAGCTTTGAGTTGGTACATTTTATTTTCCCTCTATGGTTGAAATTATTTCGGTGTGACAGATTTTACCGTCACAGTCTTGATTAAGATTTAGGGCGTGCGCCATGTACACCACAAATGCACACACGAGCGTAATGATTAATTTGTTCATTTTCTGTTCCTTTTGTCGGATTTTAGGTGTGATAATCCGCCACACGGTAAAGTGCGGTCGGATTTTGTGATGTTTTAGAGAATGTCTAGCTGAAATCCTGTTGCTTTAGGGTTGTAGGCTCGAAGATGTTTTAATACACGCCAGTTATTGCCTTGCTCGCATTCAAATTGCTCTGTAATGCGTGTCAATACGTTATGGGCTTGACGGAGAGTGCTGCGATATTCGTAAGCAATGTCATGAACGGAAGCAGCGTAGTGCGAACCAATTTGTTTTAATGCTGGGTGAAGTACTTGGCAAAGTTCCGTGCCACGCAATAAAGCGAACCACGCCCAAACGAGCTGTTGTAGGTCATGTTCTGTAAATTCACGGGTGTATTTCTTTTCGACTGATGGCAAGACAATAGGCTGTAAGTTCATAATGAACGCCATTGCATTGCCGTATTGGTCTTGTGGTAACTGGTCGTATTTGGCAATGTGGAACATGGCTTTTAATTGGCGGTAAATCTCTTGCCAGTGTAAGCCTGTTCTGTGGTGCGCTTGTTGCACCGCAGATTGAATTGCTTGTTGTTGCTCTGGTGTAATTGTGTTTGGTAAAAGTGCGGTCGATTTTTTGACTTCTTCATCTAAAACATCGAGTACCCATTTTCTAAACGCTTTGGCGATTTTGGTGCGAGCAAACATTGCAATTAGGTGTGCGCCACGCAATGAGAAAATACGCACTTTTTGTAGTCCGCCTGCGGTTTGCATTTCCACAAGTGCGGTCATTTCTGCGGTAAATTCATCTGCATTGCGGTCGTAGATTTTTAAAATCGCTTGCATTGGCATAGCGTATTCTAAAGCTAAACCAAGATCGTTCGCTGTAATAAAAGTTTGGTTGTGTTGATTGATAACTGAAAGAGTAGTGTTTTGAAAAGTTAATGTAGTCATTTTGACTGTCCTCGTATAAGTTTTAAAAACTCATCGTCAGAATTGCAGTACTGGCGATGAACTGATTGAGGTCTGCAATAACCGCATACGAGAAACGGCAGATCTTTCGATCTCCTCAACCAGCCCATCATTGACTACTTTTGAAAGGGGGTGTCAATTTGACACTACCTTTGAAAGGTTTAATTTACTGATTTTCAGTTATAAAAAAAGACGCATTGAGCGTCCGTCTTTTCTAACCGCTCGTATATTCGGAAAATTGCAGTATCCCGACTTTCTGTTGAAAGTGAGACGTAGTTTAGCCAAAGAGCGGTTAATTTGTCAATTAGATTTTATTCTTCGTGAATAATGCTAGAGAAACTCGCTTGTTCTATTTTCCCAGCACGGCGTTTTACCATTCCTTCAAGTTTTATGGTGTTAATATCTTTAATACGGTCGATAATTTCGTTTACACCTTCTTCACCCAGCATATCCGCGTCTAGGTTGGCGGTAAAGGTTTCGCTTTGTAAGGTTCTCACAAATAGCGTGATTTTGCCTTCTTGGCGTTTAACGCCGTCAATGTATAAGTCCATTGATTCAGGTGTAGTGGTTGCTTTTTCTTGGGCGGTTAGGTCATCTACAATTTTATTTAACTGCGGTTTGTCTAGTTTAATTTCTGTTTTGTTGCCGTTTGAAATCGTCACTTGTTCTGCATCGCTTGTTGCTCTTATCATTTCGCTATAGGCTTTATCGGTATGCAGTTCAACTGCCTGTATGGATTGTTTGAAGCGTGGATTATTGCTTTCAGTTGCCACAGTTTGAATAGTTTGAAATGCTTGTTTTAATGCATCGCTTTCATTTTGTTGTTTTATTTGGTTTTCGGTTGCTTCAATTTTTGCTAATTCAATTTCTTTTTGGTTATCAACCCATTTGCTTCCGATAATTGTACCGCCTATTCCTAACACTAATGCGGTACAAGTTAGTGTTTTTTGTGTGCCATTCATACCATTTGTTATCTCTTTAAATAATTTTCGCATTGCAATGAACAGATCTTTTAGATCAGCAATAATTTCTGTGCAACCTTCATTTACGGTAAAGGTGATTTCTAATGCATCTTTTTCATCTTGGGTTAACAAGGTAATATGCGGTTTGCCCGTTTTAATTTCAGCATAAGCACGCCATATTTCGTTTTGAAACTCACAAATTCCTTTGCAAATTGCATAGTTGATACTGCCATTATAACGGTGTGGATCGCCTTGAATTTTGATTTTAACTTGCTTTAGAAAATCCAGTTCAACCTTTTCAAGGTTAATTTTTTCATCTGTTTTTAATGCTTGAATGAAGTTTAGTAACTCTTCGGCATTTTCAATTTTCCACATATGGCTATCCTTAAAATTTTGATACAAAAAAAGCCACTTAATTGTGGCTGCAGACTTTCTGTTGAAAGTGTGGGTATCTTAATCCGAAGTGGGGGCGGTGTCAAATAAAAAGCCCCGAATTTTCGGGGCGGATTTTTATGATTGATTTTTTGCTTTTTGGTAAGCTAAACGTGAAGCAAGCATAGCTTGACGTTTAAGTTCTTTTGCACTGGGTTTAGTTTCTGCCATTGCTTACTCCTTATAGTTTGGGGTTTTGATAATAAAACAATCAGAGTTTTCGCCTAGTTGCCCGATTGGTTGAAAGTCTATCATAAGTGGATGGCGATTGTCGCACATTTTTTGATACATTCGGCTCAATGAGGGGCGTTCGGCGATGAAAAAATAACATTCAGGTTGGTAAATTAAATAGTGCTTATAGAGCAATGTTTCAAGTTGTTCTTTTAAATGCTGAATATCGGTTTTCTTTAGCTGATGATTGATTGGTGGAGCGTATAGATCGATACTTGGTTCGGTGCTTTCGTAGTATTCTTTTACGCCAAATTTGATACTGTATGTTTTACGATTTTTTAATAGCGGCACTAAGCGTTCATCTAAAGAAAAGAGGCTTTCAATCACATCATTATCCGATGAGAAATCAATAATATAATCAACATTTGCTACACGAAATTCAGCAAATTGATGAGGAATTGAATGATATTCAGATTCAATAAATAATTCTGTCATATTCCACGCTTTGGGTATAAAAAAACCTCTAAAAGAGGCTGTTGAAAGTAGTACTATCCTAATTCGAAGCAGGAGCGGTGTCAAATGTTTAAAAAAATACCGCCCTTTCGATCGGTCAGTGGAGTAGTGCAATCAGTCTATGCTGATTTTGTCTAGAATAGGGCTGTGATTACACTTTAATTTCTAATTTTTCCATTGTTGCGTTCCTCGTTTGTCTGCCATTTCAAAACACAATTCATCTATCATTCGCAACGGTTTCACATGCCGCTGTGTCTCTGTACTAGCAAATGTGTTTTGAAATATCCACATTGGGATATTCGCCTGCTTGAGCTCCACTTTCGGCAACTGCACCGTTTTTCACTGGCTTTGCATGGGCAGACTTTAAAACTCACTCTTAACTAAGTAGGTTAGGGCTTTCAATCTAACGACCGCTTAGCACCGTTGGGCTTCCGTCTGCGCTTCCGCCGAGTGAGTTTCTTTAACCAAATTGTTTAAAATTTGTGATGAAAGTCACTGACTTACATAAACTTTTTAGCTATTCTTGTAATCAACCTTGATACTTTCGATAGCGGATTTTCAGGAATGTAAACTGAAAGGTGAATCTCGCCGTCAACAGTACCTTGGGACATTGCTTTTAGCTTTTCTTCCGCTTCTTCGAATGAATGGGCGTAAACATCTGTCGCCCACCTTTTGCCGTCGAAGTGATAAGAAATTGCATAGCGTTTCATTTCTTCTTGCATAAGGAACTACCTCTATGTATTTTCAGATATTTCAGGGTGTAAACAATCAGTGGTATTGGCGACTAAAAGCCGCCAATCATGAAACCATTGCAGTTAGCGAGGGTTATACAACCAAACAAAACTGCCTACATTGCATTGGTCTAGTTATGGATACTGATAGAAAGACACCTATTTATGAATCTTAATACTTAGCCCTGTTCGCAGGGCTTTTTTCATCACAAATTTTTAAAGAGCATTGAGATTGTGTATCTCGTTTTGATGTGGTTTATTATCACGCTTTGAAATAATATAATCAATACAAATTGTGATTTTTTTATCTAAAAAAATTTCATAATGTGATTATATTGTTGATTTCTAAAGAAATAAATTTTTGAGAATAGTGTTTGATTGATTGTTTTTTAACCAGTAGATGAGCAAGAATAGAAAAGTGTGGTTGATTTTTGAGGTGCTTTTGTGAGTGTAAGCAAGTTTTAGTTGTAATTAAGCAAGTATGATGAGGGGGAATTTTTAGAGAGTTGCAGTAAATTGAGATGGAGATAAGCAAGATTTGGCGAATTTAAGCAAGGGTAGATTTGGCGAATTTAAGCAAGGGTAGATTTGAGTAATAAAAAACCGCCAGTGAGGCGGTTTGTTTGTCAAATAGAGGATTATTTTTTCTTGCTGTCGTGTTTTGTTAGTGCTTTATGTGTTTTCTTTATACTTGACTGTATTTTGTTAATTTTTTCTTGGGAAAGGGCGAGATCCTCAGGTGCTGTTCCAGTATTTGAGATCATGACATTACGAACAGATCGGCCAACAGTTTCAGCCGCATTTTCTAAATTTTTTTGCCCTTTAATATTTTGATTTCTTATTTTTGCTTCTGTTTGTGTTACGCGGAATATATTCGCTGCGAGCTCCTCATTATCCATGAAATCAAGCAGTGATGCTTTGTCATCAAATAGTCCTTTTTTGTTTTTTAAGCTTTTAATATTCATATTATACATCCCTCTATACCCAGCATTTTGGAAGAAAGCATAGTTCTCCACGCCGTGTTTGTGGGCAATATGGCTCAGGCTTTTTTCTCTATCTGAAATGTCGCCACGTAAGTAAACGCGATCCACCTCTTCGGCACTTTGGCAAAGTGTGTGAATTTCATCTGCCAGTTTAGCGAAATATGCTTGGGCTGCAGCAACCTTTGGATTACTTATATTTCCATTCATAACCGTTAGATAACAAGCAAAGCGAGTCATTTTAAAGTCAGATGGTGTGTTCGGCGATTGTGTCTGAATGAAGTTGTCTGCAATTGGAATATTTAAGTTATTACATACAGCATAAGCCTTATTCATTGCTTTTAAAATCGCCTGCATATCGTTATACCCTAACATCATAGCAAGATCAGAAGCATACCAGTATGTAATTCCGTTTTGTTTCGCAAAATCGTCAAATGAAAGAGAAGTCCCCTCCTCAAATACGAGTGCTAATTGAGTCATATTATTTCCAAGTTTTTGTGTCATATTGATTCCTTATTGTATGATTTTTTGAGCATGTAAAGTCAAGTGGTTTTTTAGTTATCGCTAAATTAATTATGGTAGATTAGCCAATTTTTCAGGTTTCCTTGATTGGCATTTTAATTACAAAACTTCAACTCTTTCCCTTGCCACACCAATAATGCGGATCTCTTGGTTGAGTGAGCTTAATGTTGGGAACATAGGATTGAGCGGAACAAGCTCAAAGTGCGGTATGCCTTCTGGTGTTTTCGTGCCAAGCTCTTTGTATTGTTTAAATGTCGCCTCGTTGTCGCCATTAATTGCTACCACGAATTTTCCTGGCGTTGGCACAATATCAGGATCGATTAAAACCAGATCGCCCTCGTTGAATCGGGGGAGCATAGATTTCCCTTCAATTCGTAGATAAAAGGAATTTTCAGAGGCGATGACTGTGCTTGGGATCATCTCGTAACCGTCAAATCCTTCGAGCGATCTAATATCAGTCCATAGTCCTGCTTGGATTGGGCTTAATAATGGATAACGACAAATTGACTCTTTGATCTCGCTTATGTTTGAATCGAAGGCTAAAACCTCAGGCAGGATATTAAGTGCTTTACTTATGATAGATATATCTTCGAGGTCAGGCGTTCTATTGCCTTTTTCATAATTAGCAATTCTCGGTTGTCCCCAACGCGCATTCTCACTTTTGGTATCAATATTATTACATCTCTCAGCTAATTCTTTTTGACTGATTTTTAACTGTTCTCGATACGCTTTTATTCTTTCGCCAAGTGTAGCCATTTTATTTCTCCTTCTTTTAGTTCAAATAATAACACGTTACGTTATATTCATATAATTTCATATTGTGATTGATATAAATACCGTTATGTGATTAAATGAATTATAAAAAATCACAAAAGGAAATTTATCAATGAATAACCTTTCACAGATTCGAGGGCAACTTGGGATTACTCAGCGACAACTAGCCAACCATATCGGATGGAGCCAACCACGAATTGCTAATTATGAGACTGGATTACGTTCTCCATCGTTAAGTGTTGCTCAGAAGATTGTTCAAACTCTGAACTCACTTGGAGCAAAAGTTTGTATCGAGGATGTATTTCCGCCTCAAAGCTAATTTACCAACAGGAATACGCAATGGCACGCAATAAATTAACGCGATCTGCAAGAGTGCTTTCGGATCAGGTTATCGAAAAATATTACAAGCAAAAGCAATACGAGGTGGCGGAAGGTATGGAAACCGCGTCTAGCACACTGAGTCGCTTTATTAGTAATGAAGAGTTTACTCAGACATTTAACTTTATCGCCGCTTGTCAATTCGGTGTTTTTGATACGGATACGCACATTGCGATTGAGAAAAGTGAATTTGAAATGTTACTCCTTGCGTCACAAGGCTTTGATAAGCGGTTACGTGAGAAGTATTTGGGTAAATAAAAAAGCCACGAGGAGATTTCGTGGCTAATTCATTAAGGAATATACAGATGAATCAATTATTAACGATGACGAAAGAAAACGCAAGTATTTTGACAATGAGTAGTCGGGAAATTGCGGAGATTACACATAAAGAACACAAAAATGTATTACGTGTTATTCGTGATTTGATTGAACAAAATTTAGTCGCTCAAATTGAGCCACTAAAATTTGAGTATAGAAATCAATGGTTTGATTACTACGAGTTAAACAAGCGGGATACGTTTGTTGTTGTCGCTCGCTTATCGCCTGAATTTACTGCCGCTGTGGTCGATCGCTGGCAAGCGTTGGAAAATCGACAAAAACCAACCGCACTTATTCCGCAATCTTTTTCTGAGGCGTTGATGTTAGCCGCTCAGTTGCAAGCAGAAAAAGAGCGCAATGCACCTAAAGTCGCTTTTGTTGATCACTATGTGGAAGTGGGGACGAGTAAATCATTTCGTGAGACGGCGAAGATTTTAAAAATACCTGAGCGTGCATTGGTCAATCGCTTGGTGGAAGATAAATATTTGTATCGTCAATCGGGCGTGCTTTTGCCTTATCAATCGGCACACACCAGAGATCTTTTTACGGTTAAAACAGGCACCGCTGAACACGGTCACAATTACACTCAGACGCGTGTAACAAGCAAAGGCATTGAATTTATCGCGTCACGTTATGCTTCGGAGTTGATGCTATGAGTATGCGATTAATGGTTCAAGCAATGAATTGTAAGGTTGGCAATCCTGCTAGAAAACTTGTGCTTTTAAAACTCGCTGATAATGCCAATGATGATGGAATTTGTTTTCCTAGTTATCAATACATTGCCGATAAATGCGAAATGTCAAAACGTAGTGCGATTAGTCACATTGATGATTTAATCAAAATGGGATTGGTCACCAAAAAAGCACGAAAAAATAAAGATGGTTCAAGTGCAAATTTATATCTTTTACACCTTGATCAGGGTAGTGAAAAATCTGCACTAGGGGGTAGTGAAAATATTTCACCCATAACCAGTCACTCTTTAGAACCAGTCAATGAACCTAAAAAAACTACGCAAAAAAGCGAATCCGAAATTTTGCTTGAGCGGTTTGGCATAACAGGACAGCTTGCTAAAGATTTTATTGCGCATCGTAAAACTAAGCGAGGGGCAATTAGCGAAACGCAACTTAGCCGTTTGCAAAAACAAGCGGACAAAGCAGGAATTTCGATTTGTGAAGTGGTGGAGATTTGCATTGAACGAAACTGGCAGGGATTTAACGCATCATGGGATTGGCGTGATGAGAAACTGCGACCAAATTCACCGCACTTAGGGCAATCACACCCCAATAAACCCAAATTTGACGATACGCAGACAGGCTGGTCTGCAGGAATGAATTTCACAGTGGACGGTACGCAATGGAAAATTCCATAACACAAGACCAAATTAACACGCTCCCGCCAGAATGTGCACAGTGTGCGGAAGAGACGATTAACTGGCTCTTTCAAGAGCTTAAATCGATTTTTCTTGGTTGGCGTGCAGCCTTTGAAACCGAAGCGGATTATCTTTCTGCTAAAAAAACTTGGTTGCGTGTGTTGGTACGAGAAAAAATTACGAGACCTCAGTTGGAGAACGGGCTTTATAAAGCAGAAAACTCTCTTGATAAATTTTTACCTAGCGTAGGGTTGTTTGTGTTTTGGTGCAAAGCCTATGACTATCACGCACTGGGCTTACCGAATGAAGCGGAATTATACCAACGTTATAACACTTTCTTAGGCTATGCCCGATTCAATCGGGATGAATTTCAATATCGTTCAAAAGTGGAATTTTGGTTGCTTAAAAATCTGTACGAAAAGTGCAAGAAAAAATCGGAAGAGGACACGTTGAAAGCTATTCCGAAATTACTCACAAAAGCGGCAGAAAAAGTGCGGTCGAATTTTCCTTTTGAGGATATTCCGAAAATGATTCCAACAAAGCCACGTTTTTACGATAAAGCGAAGGCTGATAAGGCACGCGATAGCTTGATGGCAATGATGAAAGGAGCATTGCAATGACAAGCTATAAATGCCCAAAGTGCGGTGCGGAATTAGAGGATTTTTATACGCCAGATTATTTTATATCGAGCAGCGAATGGGATGACGATCGTTTTCGTTGTAACGGTCACTTAATTGAGCCGATACCGTTTCCGCAGGTAAGCAAATACAGCGCAGTAAATCGAACAAAATCTTGCGGTTATTTTGGGTTGGAAGATTTAGGCGTGGAGTACAAAGAATGAGTATTGCGATGTTATTTAAGCGTTGGGAATGATGTGATGAGCCAATACAAACCTTTCTTTTTACGCGATCAACGCATTAAAAATAATTGCTTGGATTTAATCAAAGAGCTGCCAACAGACGATAAAAAGCCGTTGGTAGTCAAAATCCAACCAATAACACGAAACCTTGAGCAAAACGCCAAGTTTCACGCTATGTGCCAAGATGTTGCAAATCAGGCTGAATTTATGGGGCGTAAGCTCACAATGGAGCAGTGGAAAGTGTTGTTTATTTCGGGTCACGCAATCGCCACCAATCAAAAAGCAGATGTTGTGCCAGGTCTCGAGGGGGAATTTGTGAATATCCGTGAAAGTTCGGCTCAAATGAGCGTGAGCAGAATGGCGAGCCTTATCGAGTATGTGACCAGTTGGGGCGTGCAAAATGGCGTGAGATTTAACGATAGATGGGGATTTAAATGAAACGCTTAAACGATGATGAGATTTTGGAGTTAAAAATTGTACTTTTGATTGCGGCAGTTTGGGTTATTTTTAATATGGTATTTGGCTAATGGCGAAAGAGTATAAATGCAAAGTTTGCGGCAAAGCGTTTGTAAAAACCTTTAGCTCGACACAGAAAGTTTGCTCGCCTGAATGTGCGATTAAATTAGCCCGAGATAATGCGAAAAAAGCGCAAGAACGAGCAGAGAAGAAAAAGCAAAGGGAACGTAAGGCTAAATTAAAAAGTCGTTCAGAATGGCTGAAAGAAGCGCAGGCGGCATTTAATAAATTTATCCGATTACGGGATAAAGACCAACCTTGTATCAGTTGCGGTCGCTATCATCAAGGTAAATATGATGCTGGGCATTATCGGAGTGTTGGGGCTTGCCCGGAATTAAGATTTTGCGAAATTAACTGTTTTAAGCAGTGCGTACCATGCAATCAGCATAAAAGCGGTAATGTCATTGAGTATCGAATTAACCTTGTGAAGCGTATCGGTGAAGATAAGGTAGCTTGGTTAGAACGGCAAGACCACGAACCGAAGAAATACACCATTGAAGATTGCAAGGCGATGATTAAGTATTACAAGGCAAAAATTAAGGAGCAGGAAGGAGAGTAGAATGTCGTATAGCGTTGAGAGAGTGTTGGTAAAGTGGGGTAATTGCTGGGGTAGAGACAGAATTGGCACAGAATACCCAAGCACCACAATTTCTATTCCTGTTTTACCTACCGTGCGCAAGGCTCACATTCCATTCTTAACTGATGACGAATGCTTAAAAATTGAGGAGCAGATTATGAACCTTCATAAGGATAGTTTGCTGCAATACCAAATTTTAATGGCACTATACGTTCAGCAAGCAAATGAACGAGATATTTGTACCGCACTTCATATTTCCCCTGCTTATATGTATCGTGAGCGTGTTAAGGGCGTAAGATTCCTAAAAGGTGCATTTACTGGGGCGAAGATTAAGTTCATGTTTTTAGGGTAGGGAAGTGCGGTCGATTTTGACCGCATTTTTCTTACATTCATTCTTGATTTGTGTGTATTTGTGTATTATAATTCGTTTTGATTAAGACAAAGGAGGATGCATGCACTCAGGTGACTTAATCAAGGAACTTAAAGCAAATGGTTGTTATTTTGTTAGGCATGGAAAAGGTGATCATCAAATTTGGTTCTCGCCGAAAACTGGAAAACGATTTCCAGTTCCGCACCCAAAACAAGATTTAGCAATCGGAACTTTAAAATCCATTAAAAAATCGGCAGGGCTTTAAGCTCTGCCGAGCTTAGTAGGAGGAGTATTAAATGATTTTTACCGTAGGTGTTGAAACCCCAGAAAATGAAAACCAAGCATACGGAATGATTGTCCCTGCACTTTGCCAATTAGATTATGGTTGTTTTAGCGGTGCTGATGATGTCGATGATTTATTACCAATGGTAACAGAAGCCATTACAATGATGCTTGAAGCGATGGTTGAAGATGGTTTTGATCTTACCACGCTAAAGGATAAAGGCGTAACACACTATAAAGCCGATCCTGAATATGCTTATTTTGATACTTGGCTTTTAGTTGATGTCGATATTTCAGAATACTTAGGTAAGAAACAGCGTATTAATGTATCTTTACCTGAATATTTATTAACGCGCATTGATCGCCGTGTTGCAGCGATGGGTAACTACTATAAAGATCGTAGCCATTTCTTAGCAAATGCGGCGCACCGCGAATTGCATGCGCATTCAGATAAAGAAATGTAATCTCTGACTACCCTTGACAATCTCCTATTTCAAGGGTAGTTCTTTTATTTATAGTTTTTCTCCATCGCTAAAATCCCTTCTGTTACAATCGCCGTTTTAGATTTGCCTGTTTTCTCGGAAAGTTCAGCAAGCAATTTGATAATATCTTCGTGTAGTTTGTAAGATTGTAGGCGTACACCACGTTTTTTATCGCTTTTGGCGTTAATTTCTGCGCGAGTCATTGCCATAGAAAAGTCCTTGCATTTTGTTTTTTGTTTGATTATAGTGAGGGACATCGGGGGACATCTGACCTTCCCCCTTTGTTCATCTAGCTAATTACTGTACCACTACAGCAAGTTAGCATTAAAACGATGATTAAGATAATGATTTGATAGGGTTTCATTATCTAATCCCTTAAGTAAGCCCCACTCTAGACAGCGTGGGGTTTGCTGTATCTAAAGCACCTTGCCTTAGATGTTGTTATTGTAGTATTAATTACAAATTAACGCAAGTTTTTATCGTATTTATTACATTATTCTTCTTTACATTCTCCAAATTTTCCTCTACTATTTTATTCAAGGTGTCGAAACCTTAAACCAAAAGCGGAAGTCCGCACCCGATAGCATAGCGGTTTTTTTTATGCGCAAAATTTGTGATCTCGTTTAGTTTTATTGCCATTAAGACTTAACACGCATAAATCCAATTTCATCTATGTCGGGCGGGCGGAGAATACAACACCCGAAAGGGGAATAATCCCAGCCGTTTCTTTTGGTCGGCTTTCGAACCACCCGGTGCCCCTATGGGGTCAAATCTTAATATCGAAAATAAACCAAAGGAGACATTCTATGTCTAATCAAACCCAACTCTCTACATTCAACTTTGAATCAAAATCTATCCGCACTTTAGCTATTAACAATGAGCCTTGGTTTGTTGCTAAGGACGTTTGTGATGCAATAGGTATTGATAACAATCGTAAGGCATTATTGGCATTAGATGAAGACGAAAAGGGTGTAACTTTAAGTTACACCCCTGGTGGACAACAAGAAATGAATATTATCAGCGAAAGCGGAATGTACACTTTGATCTTACGTTGTCGTGATGCTGTGAAAAAAGGATCTATTCCACACCGTTTTAGAAAATGGGTTACAGCAGAAGTATTACTTACTATTCGTAAAACAGGAAAATATGAAAGCAAAACATCCGTCAATGACAGAACAGGTTTACGCAATGCCGTGAATATGCTCGTGAGCAGAAAAGGATTAATTTATTCCGATGCCTATCATTTAATCCACCAACGCTTTAATGTGGAAAGTATCGAAGATTTAACCCTTGAACAACTCCCTCAAGCAGTAGAGTATGTTCACAGAATAATTTTAGAAGGGGAATTAATCACTGATCCTGAATTACCTAATGGCGAAAAGAAATTCTCTTTTGAATTTACTGAGTATGAACTCCAACAGCTTATTTGGTTATGGTTTGCTTTCAAACGTGGTGTCGGTACTTTCCAACATATCGAAAAAGCCTTTAAGGTGCTAGGCTCAAATATGAGCGGAGATATATATGGACAGGCTTACGAATATTTAAGCGTGCTACGCTCAACAAACCAAATCTTAAACCGCATTACACAAGAGTTTGAGATTGACCCAATGACAAACTGGCGAGCATTAGAACACTTGCGAAGCTTTAACCCAAAAGCAGTCAAAATCGATTTCTAAAACGAAGAAAAATCTGACCGCACTTTTGAAAAATTGTGCGAAGAATGGATTTTACATAAAAATTATAAAAACACTTGATTACTTGCAAGTGAAAGTGTACTATATTCGGTAAGTTGCAGTTTTAGCGCATAGCAAACGCACAAAAGAATTTTACAGCCCTGATCGGAAACGGTCGGGGCTTTTTTATTGCCTAAAGAACAGGCGGGAGAAAATATATGCCAATTAAAGAGCCTGATGTGTGGGCGTTAATATGGTCTTGGTTGCAAACAAATCTTAGTTCTAGCTCAGCACAGAGTGCTTTTTGGGCGTTATTTATTTCTCTTTTAAGATTTGGGTTTATGCGTAAAAAGCCAGCTATTCGTTATGTTTTAATTGATGCGGCTATGTGTGCCTCTATTGCGGGTGTTGCGGTACCAATTTGTACGCATTTATTTGGGCATACAGAATATTCTTCATTTCTCGGTACGATGATTGGTTTTGTTGGTACTGAAAAAATTCGCGAATTCTTATTTAAATTCATTAATCGGAGAATTGAAAAAGATGACAATGATGATTTCCGAAGTGACATTTAATAAAATTTTTCCACACGCAGTTAAAGGTGTTTATCAAGCTATTTCGACGCAGATAGAAAAAGCAGGTTGTGTGAATAAGATGCAGCAAGCGATGTTTTTAGCTCAATGTGGACATGAAAGTGGCGGATTTACAAGATTTAAAGAAAATTTAAATTATTCTTGGTCTGGGCTTTCTAAAACTTTCCGTAAATATTTTCCCGATCCACTTACAGCGAAGAAATATGAGCGTAAACCTGAGTTGATAGCCAATCGTGTTTATGCTAATCGTTTGGGTAATGGCGATGAGAAAAGCGGAGATGGTTGGAAGTATCGTGGTCGTGGACTGATTCAGATTACAGGTAAGGATAATTATGCCGCGTTTAGAAAATGGTTAGGTAGAGATATTCAGCCAGAAGATGTGGCAGGGAATTTAGATTTATCTGTTAAAACTGCTGTGTGGTATTGGAAGTGCTATGAGTTGGCTGAGCTTAATTCTGTCGAAAAAGTCACGCGAAGAATTAATGGTGGACTAAATGGCATTGATGAGCGTTGCAAGCTCTATCGAGCATTAATGGTAACGGATAATGACTAAGTACATTTACATGGCGTTAGCGGGTGTTGTCGTGGTTTTGATTGGTGCATTGCGTTACCAATCTAGCGTTATAGATGAGTTGGAAATAACGACAAAGCAACAAGAAAATACTATCCAGCAACAAGAAGATGCTAACAAATCATTAAGTCTTGCGTTACAACAAGAGCGTTATGCCGTTATTGAGCAACAAGAGCGTAATGATGAAATAGAAAGGATGGCAACAGAAAATGCTGAATCAGTTAAAACAATCATTAAGACTCAACCTTGCGCTCACACTCGTTTGCCTCAGTCTGTTCTTGACCTCTTGTACAAATAAAATCACGACTAAAGCAGAATATATTTATCCGCCTCAAGCCTATACTGCACCTTGTGTCAAAACAGCATTTACTGGAGAAACATACGGCGATGTAGTCATACAGCTTGTTAAGGTAACCGCAGAGCGAGATAAGTGCGCAAGCCAAGTAGATAATCTCAATAAGTGGATTAATCAAGCAAAAGGCGGTAAATAGATTAAAAATCTAATTGAGCGGAATTAATGCCAAGTGCTGTCGCTATTTTAATGCGAGTGCTTTTACGCAAGGTCTGTGAATTTTCGTGTTGTGAATAAGCAGCTTGAGAAATTCCTAAACGGCTTGCCACTTCAGCTTGGGTTAAACCTAAGTGTTCACGCCAAGCACGCAATGCAGAATAATCGTTCAATAAAGCTAATTTGGCGACAGATTCAGGGATACCTGTTTCAATAGGGTCTGAAAAATTAGCTTTTTCTTTTAGCCAGTTAAGCGTAGCAATTGGCATAACAGCAAAAGCAGGTACGCCTTGCTCATTATTGATATATTGGATATTAGTAAGTGCGTTCATCTCTTTTTTTAACCTCTTCAATAGAAACAATGCTCATTGTATTACCTACGATATTAAAGAAAATTCGGTAATCGCCAACTCGATAACGATATTCATAAGTATGGTTTGTTAGTGCCTTAATGTTAGTGCAATCAGGAAAATTTTTGAGCATTTCGCATTTCTCAATAATGTGGGCTTTGCTCGGGATTTTTCTTAATTGCTTTAATGCTTTTGGTTGGTAGATGAGTTCTTTCATAGTAACAAGACCAATTGTTTATGAAGAGCATTTTATAAGATTTATAAGTTTTTACAAGTTGTTTTAAGGATTTTCTATGTCAGACGTGAAAGGAAAATCTACGTCTGGTCGTGGATTAACACCTAAACAAGAAAAATTTTGCCAGCTTTATATTGAGCTGGGGAATGCCAGTGAAGCATATCGGCAGAGTTATGATTGCTCAAAAATGACAACTGAAGTTATCAATGTTAAGGCAAGTGAGTTACTTAATAAGAACGGTAAGATTACGGTAAGGGTTGAAGAACTAAGACAAGCCCATCAACAACGCCATAATCTTACCCTAGATAATATCATTGCGGACTTGCAAGAGTATCGTGATATTTGTATGGGAAGAAAGCCACTTACTATTACCACTGTGGTAAAAAATGCTCAAGAAGGAACGGCACAAAGCGTTAATACCGAATGTTTCGTTTTTGAACCGACAGGTGCAAATAAAGCCCTTGAATTGCTTGGGAAGCATTTAGGGATGTTTACCAATAAAGTTGATGTAACAACCGATGGCAAGCCATTACCTACTGTGATTAATGTGACATTTAGCGATGAGCCAGCTTAATATTCAATTTCCTACGAAATTCCGACCGCTCTTTGAATCTATTTGGCGGTTTATTATTTTCTACGGTGGGCGAGGTTCAGGTAAAAGTTTTAGTATCGCTAGAGCATTAGTATTGCGAGCCTATCAATCGCCTGTTCGGGTTTTGTGTTGCCGTGAAATTCAGAAATCGATTTCTGATTCGGTTATTCAGATGTTGGCAGATCAGATTGAAATGCTTGGCTTGCAAGCCTTTTTCGATGTACAGAAAACGCAAATTATCGGGCAAAACGGTTCACGCTTCACGTTTGCGGGGCTGAAAACTAACATTACTTCGATTAAGTCGATGACGGGCATTGATGTAGTTTGGGTAGAAGAAGGCGAGAATGTTTCAAAAGAAAGTTGGGATATATTGATTCCAACAATTCGTGAAGACGGTTCGCAGATTATTGTGAGCTTTAACCCGAAGAATATTCTTGATGATACCTATCAGCGTTTTGTGATTCATCCGCCTGAGCGGTGTAAATCGGTCTTAGTGAATTGGCAAGACAACCCATATTTTCCGAAAGAATTAATGGAAGATATGGAGCAGATGCGTGAGCGTGATTACGAGCTTTATCGTCACGTTTATGAGGGCGAGCCTGTGGCTGATTCCGATTTAGCCATTATTAAGCCTGTATGGATTGAATCTGCGGTGGATGCGCATCTCAAACTTGGTTTTACTACTAAAGGAATGAAGAAGGTTGGTTTTGATGTGGCAGATGAGGGGGCAGATGCGAACGCGAATGCCTTTGTTCACGGTTCTGTGGTGCTTGGTGTTGAAGTTTGGAAGAATGGCGATGTAATTGATTCCGCCAACCGAACAAATCAAAGTGCGGTCAAATTTAAAGCTGATTTGATTATATTCGATAGTATTGGCGTGGGGGCAGGAGTAAAAGCTCACTTTAAACGCTTGCCAAAATCTTTACAAGTGGAAGGATTTAATGCTGGTGGTGCAGTTGCTTATCCTGAGCGTGAATATATCAAAGACAAAAAGAATCAAGATATGTTTTCGAACATTAAAGCCCAATCTTGGTGGGCGTTGCGAGATAGATTCTATAAAACCTATCGAGCAGTAAAGTATGGGGATGTTTATCCTGACGATGAACTGATAAGCCTATCGAGCAAAATCAAAGAGCTTGAGTATTTGAAAGCAGAATTATCACGTCCCCGTGTTGATTATGACAATAACGGGCGGGTAAAGGTTGAAAGCAAAAAGGATATGAAAAAACGTGGCATACCTTCTCCAAATATGGCGGATGCTTTAGTTATGTGCTACGCCCCGACAAAACCTAAATCACTACTGGATTTATAAGATGAATATTTTAGATGGCATCAAATCACTTGCGCTAAAGTTAGGCAGTAAACAAGACCAGACATATTATGCTCGTGGGCTTAGCTTAACCGATGACTTAATGCAAATCGAAGCATTATGGCGTGATAACTGGATTGCAAATAAGGTTTGTATTAAACGTTCGGAAGATATGGTGCGTAATTGGCGCGATATTTTCTCGAATGACTTGAAATCTGAACAGCTAGACGAGTTCACTAAGCTTGAACGCAGATTAAAACTGCGTGAGACATTAACTAAAGCGTTGCAATGGTCTAGTTTGTATGGGGCAGTGGGTTTATTGGTTGTTACTGACACAATTAACATCACTTCGCCATTGCAGCCTACAGAACGATTAAAGCGGTTGATTATCTTACCTAAATGGAAAATCTCACCTACAGGACAACGAGATGATGATGTGTTTTCGCCAAACTTTGGTCGATATAGTGAATATACCATTATTGGTGGCACACAATCTGTTTTAGTGCATCATTCACGTTTATTAATTATCAATGCCAATGATGCACCTTTATCTGATAATGATGTTTGGGTGTATCAGACCTTGAAAAGATTATTGATGTACTTAAACGCTTTGATAGTGCCTCAGCGAATGTCGGCGACCTTATTTTTGAAAGTAAAATCGATATTTTTAAAATTGCAGGGTTATCTGACAAGATTTCAGCTGGGTTAGAAAATGATGTGGCTCATGTCATTTCAGCGGTGCAGTCGATTAAATCAGTAACGAATAGTTTGTTGCTTGATGCGGAAAATGAGTACGACCGAAAAGAGCTATCTTTTGGTGGGTTAAAAGACTTACTGACAGAGTTTCGCAATGCGGTGGCAGGTGCGGCAGATATGCCAGTCACCATTTTGTTTGGGCAATCTGTTTCGGGATTGGCAAGTGGAGATGAGGATATTCAAAACTACCACGAATCCATTCATCGATTGCAAGAAACAAGATTGCGTCCTGTGCTTGAAGTGCTTGATACATTACTATGCAATGAATTATTTGGTGGGCAACCTGATGACTGGTGGTTTGAATTTTTACCATTGACGGTGGTTAAACAAGAACAACAAGTCAATATGCTTAATACCTTTGCTACAGCGGCAAATACGTTAATTCAAAATGGCGTAGTAAATGAATATCAAGTGGCAAACGAACTCCGAGAAAGTGGTTTATTTGCTAATATCTCTGCTGATGACATTGAGGAAATGAAAAATGCTGATGAACTTGCCAGAAATTTTGAAGAACCAGAAGGCGAAAGCACGCAAGTTCAAGCCAGTGAAGATGAGCAAGAGAACGGAGCTTTGGTATAGACAACAGCTTAAGCAGTTCGTCAAAACAATGACCGATGATGTAGAAAGAGCCCTGCAACAACCGCAAGGCTCTTTTTTTATGGATGATGCGAAAGGGTTCCAAGCGATTAGTGCGAAAGCACTGATGAAAGTATTAGAAAAGTACGAAAAATCAGACCGCACTTCACAAGCTGAAAATATCGCCAATGGCTTCGTTGGTCGTGGTGATGCACAAAACCATGCTGAAGTATCAACCAATTTGAAAAACCAAACTGGCATCGATTTATCCGCTTATTTACGCAATAGTCCAAATATTGCTGAAAGAGTGAATGCATTGACCGCTGGTAATATCCAGTTAATCAAGTCTATTCGTTCGCAATATCTTGATAAGGTGCAAAATGCTGTCATGCAAGCGATGGTTCGGGGTTCTTTAAATAAAGACCTTACAGCACAAATAAAAGACTTGGGTAAAACAACCGAAAAACGAGCGATGTTTATTGCGCGAGACCAGTCCTCAAAATTAAATGCCGCCTTAACGCAAGCGAGACATGAAGAGGTTGGTATAAAAAAATACATGTGGTCAGCATCGCTTGATGAGCGTGTACGCGAAAGCCATGCGGAAAAAGATGGGCAGATATTTGAATATTCAAATCCCCCTGCTGATACTGGTCATCCTGGTCATGATTTTAATTGTCGGTGTGTTCAGATTCCAGTGCTTGATAATAACGAGCAGATAGTGAAAAATAGCCCAATAGTTAGCCAACAGGAAAAACAACAAATGCGCTCAGAATGGTCTGATGATTTCCCTGATACTATCATTGATAGGAAATTAGGAGATGCAACATCACATCCGCTATATGAAAATGCTAAAAAGGGTAGTATTGAAGATGCTTATCAACTTGCTAAAGATTTAGTTACAGATGATGCGGTAAATAAATTGAAGCAATTGGTTGGCAATAAAAATGCAATTCTAATTCCTGTTCATGCAGAAGAAGCCGTTGGTCAAAATATGATTCCTGTAGCTATTGCTACTGTATTATCTAAAAAAACTCCATATTCCTGTTGATTTATCAATTGTTCAAGCAACAAAAGTATCTAGAACTGGGGGAGATGGATGGCATCGATTGGTTTATTCTCCAGCTTTTGATGGCATAGTTCCAAAAGATAAATATGCTATTATTTTAGATGACACACAAACACAAGGCGGTACATTGGCTAGTCTAAAAGGCTATATTGAGGAGAATAAAGGAAAAGTTATTGCATCTTATGCTTTAACTGGCAAACAATATTCTGTACAATTAAGGCTATCTAAAGACACATTAGCAGAATTACGGAGTAAATATGGCGAACTTGAAAGTTGGTGGAAAAAAGAATTTGGCTACGACTTCTCGCGGTTTACAGAATGGGAAGCAAGATTCATCATTAATTCACGTAAGACACCTGACGAAGTCAGAAATACAATCCTTGCGAGAAAGCAAGCGTAATGCTTACCATCAAATGATGGCTCTAAATTAAATTCAGCTATTCAAACAACCCTATCATTTCGATTGGGTTGTTTATAGGCGGAAATCAAAAAAATAACCGCAGAATAGTTTGGTGCGTAATTCCTAGTTTATTAACTCGCATCCGCATACGTCCAAAACGTTCCCAAGCTCAATCTACGGTTTAGCTTATTTTACCACTATTAGTTCAAATGTTAAACAGCCTAAACATCATCTTATGATGAGATTGTGGATATGCTTTGGCCAAGAGATAACAAAGAATGAAACGTAATTGGGATTTAATTCGCTCTATATTGCTTAAATTGGAAAGTCAGTCAGAGGCTAGAGGGAGTTTATTACCTGATGGATTTACTGGTTTCGATTCAGAAACTGTATCTTATCATTTTAAGTTATTGCAAAGTGCAGAGCTGATTGAAGCGATAGATTATTCTTCTCTAAATGAGATGAGTCTTATCGCTCGGTCGCTGACTTGGCAAGGTCATGAACTCTTAGACAAAATCCGCAATGATACTGTCTGGAATAGCTTAAAAACTACGATAAAAAGCAAAAGCCTTGATTTATCACTTGATACGATAAAACAAGTAGCACAAACAATAATTAGCCAAATGTTGGCGTGATATTGCAAAAAAAAAAAACAAACAACCCGATCAGAAATGGTCGGGTTTTTTATTGGGGTAAATAAATGAAATTTACAGACAAAACCACTCAAGCAGTCACACAAAGAACCATCACTAAAGATGGTTTTTTAGTTGTGCCCGCAACCATTTCTAAAGTTGGGGTATTTGATTACCTCGCTACAGAACTTGGGCTAAAAGAAGACGGTATTAAAAAAGTCGCTCGCACTGAGAAATCTTTGTTTAGCGATGAAACGATTAAGAGTTTTGAAAATGCCACATTAACCGTTGGTCATCCTAAAGATGGAGTAAATGCGAAAAACTGGAAACAGCTCTCTGTCGGTGTCGTGCGTAATGTTAAGCGAGTGGGCGATGAACTCACGGCAGAGGCTTGGATTTATGATGAACAAGCCATTAAAACCGTACAGGAGCACGGTGTGGAACAATTATCTTGTGGTTATGACTGCGATATTAAGCCATCCACGGTACAAGATGCAGATTTTGAGATGTCGCCGATGATCGGCAACCACGTAGCGATTGTGGCAAAGGGTCGCTGCGGTGGAAGTGTAAAACTTGCCGATGAGGATAAAACCATTATGGGGAAAACCGCAAAAATTCTCGATGCGTTTTTAGGTGCGTTCGGCATCAAGTTGTCGGACGAACAGAAAAAACAAATTGAGGACGAAGAAAAGTCTAGTAGTGAAGAAGGTAAAGAGCCAAAAGGCGAACAACCAACCGAACCAAAAGAAAAACAATCTAAACCCGAAGATAAAAAGGATGAAGAAGTGAATAAAGAAGAGTTTGAAAAACAACTTAAAGCCAAAGATGCAGAAATTCAACAGCTAAAAGATGCACAAGCAAAACGTGACGCAGAAGTAAAACAAGCTGCCGTGTTGGCTGATGCTAAAACTGCATTTAAAGAAGTCAATTTTGCGGATAACGCGACTGTGCGTGAAATCCAAGAAAGTGCGGTAGTTGCGCAGGGTATTTTTACTAAAGATGAGGCAGCCAAATTATCCGATGAGGAAATTTCAGGTGCATATCAAACAGCAAAAGCGGTTGTGGCGAAATTAGCGGATGAACGTAAATCACTCGGCAGTATTTTGCTTGGTGATGCGGAGTCTAAAGCTGCACCAAAAATAGATTTCAACAAAACTTACAACAGTTAGGAGAATAATGAAATGAGTTATGCTTACGAACAAGCTCCTGCTCGTGCAGGCGAGTTAGGCAAGGGCAATCTTGCAAGTGCAAAAACCACAGCAGAAAAAGTCACGGGCAAAGTAAAAGCTGGTGAATTTGTGGCATTAAATCCCACAGGTGGTGTGAAAGCCTTATCTGCTAAAAAAGATATATTGGCTGGCGTGGTATTAGCAAGTCGCATTCGTGATGAATGGCCTGAGGGCGAATTAGTCGATGTGATGCACATTGGTGCAGGCGATGCGATTTGGGTCAATATTGCATCAGAAAAAACGGTATCTCGTGGTAGTAAAGTATTTGTATTAACAACAGGTGGCGAAGGTAAAGCTGGCGCAATCCAAGGGGAAACCGATGCAAATGCGATTGAAACAGGCTACACCGTGATTGACGTTAAAGGTCAATTAGCGATGATTACAAAATTATAAGGGGGATGAATGTCATTATTAACTTATGTACAAAACGGCTTAACGGCTGTGAGCAAAGAAATTTCAGAAACCAAATATCCTGAAATTGTGTTCCCGCAATTTGTTTATGTGGATCAACAAGCCGCTGTCGGCATTACAGAAAAACTTCACTATGGTGCAGATGAGCACGGTTCGCTTGATGATGGTTTAATTAGCACTGGCACAAGCACATTAGACCAAGTAGAAGTCGGCTTTACGCCAACTCGCTCTTATATCGTACAATGGGCTAAATCAGTAACATGGGCAACACCAGAGCTTGAACAAGGCAAGCTGTTAGGGTTAGCGTTAGATACCGCTAAAATCATGGTGTTAAACCAAAACGCACAACAAACCTTACAAAAGGTAGCTTTTTTAGGTCATGCAAAAGATACTCGATTAACTGGCTTGCTCAATAATCCATCTGTCGAGGTGTACAACATCAAAGGCACTTCCGCAAACACCAAAGTACAAGCGATGGATTTTGACAAATCAGTAGCATTCTTTAAGGAGATGTTCCTCGCTGGTATGGAAAAAACCAAACGCATTGAAGCACCAAACACCTTTGCGATTGATTTACTTGATTTAGCACACTTGGCGTTAACTCAACGTAATAACACCGATACAACCGCATTAGAGTTCTTGACTAAGAGCTTGTCTGCAGCTGCAGGTCGTGACGTTGCAATTAAAGCCTTGCCGTCAAACTTTGGTAATCGTGTAACAAGCGGCAAAACTCGTGCAATGGTTTATGTGAACAGCAAAGAGCACGTTATCTTTGATGTGCCAATGTCGCCAACTGTGTTAGCTGCTCAACCAAAAGGCTTATTAGCTTATGAGTCTGGCTTACGCATGGCGTTTGGTGGCGTAACCTTTATGGAGCCAGATTCTGCACTCTACGTAGATTACTAGGGAGTAACTATGCCAACATTTGAAACGTATGTATTCATTGAGCGTTATCCTGAATTTAAAGAGGTCGATTATGAAAAAATCGACCTTTTTTTATCGGATGCAGAAATGGAAGTGAGTCAATCTCGTTGGGGAAAGCTCTACCAACGTGGCGTGTTGGCATTGACTGCTCATCTATTACGTTTGTCACTTTGGACAACCGAAGGTGGCGGTGGGGCAAATCGAAATCTCGCTAGTGAAAGTGCTGGCGAGTTATCTGTTAGCTATGCCGTGCCAACACTGACAGGCACCGATGCAGATTATCAATTAACAGCATATGGCCAAGAGTATTTGCGATTACGTAAATTGGTTGGCATTGGTGTAATGGTGGCGTAAATGGCGGTGCAAATTACGGGGAATTTAGCGCAAGCAAAAGCGTTAATTGAGCGATTAAGGGCTGATAAAGATAAGGCGGTTTATATTGGATTTCCTGCTGAATTTGATAAACCAGTAGAGGGGGCTGAGAATTTCAACCTCGCCTCTTTGGCGGCTGTGTTGGAATTTGGTAATGAGCGCATCCCATCACGCCCTTTCTTGCGCCAAACGCTATCAGAAAACCAAGAGAAATACACCGCACTTTTCACGCAATTATTTAAGCAAGGCTTGCAAATTGAGAGGATTTACGAGCAACTCGCACTAGTTGCGCAAGGGGATGTCCAGTTAAATATCGCTCGTGGCAACTGGGTTGCCAACGCTAAAAGTACAATCAAACAAAAAGGCTCTAGCAAACCATTGATTGATACAGGCAAAATGCGTCAATCTGTAAAAGGTATCGTTAAATGAGTTTAATCAACCAATATCCCCGCTTTCTAAATAGTAAATTTAGCCAAGCTGTTACCGTGAAACATCTGCAAGGTAAGCATTCATCTGATGGGTTCGGGGCGAGTTATACCGATGAAAACGTGGCTGCCATTGTTATGCCGACCTCTCCTAATGATGTGTTGTTATTGCCAGAAGGTGAGCGTTTTATTCCCTCAATCAAAATCTACACCATTAAGCCGTTAAAAATAGGTGATTTGGTTATTTATGAAGGGGAAACCTACAAAATAAAAACCGTAGCAAATTGGGGGAAATATGGATACCACAACAATATCGGCGTTAGACACAGCCAAACTGCGAAAGTGGATTCAACAGGCTTTACAGTTACCTAATGGCGCTGTTATTGGCGGTTGGCTCCCTGAAAATCCTTTACCTGCTTTTATTACCGTGGATTTGATGATGAGTAATGAAATCGGGCAGGCTACGAGAGAATTTGACGGCAAACGTGAGCGTATCATTCAGTCAATGCAAAGCACCGTGAGTCTCTCTTGTTTCGGTCGAAATTCCCTTGCTCAGTGTTACAAGCTAAAAGCGATTTTCCAAAGTTCAGCGTTTCTTTCCTTTCTCAAATCAAATCACTGGGGTGTGATTCGTTTTTCAGATGTCCGCAATTTAACGGCTACCGTTGGGGCAGATTATGAAGAACGAGGACAGTTTGATGTTGTATTTAGTCATCATCACATTGTTGATACACCTCTAGATCCGATAGCAAACGTTGAACAACGCACAAACCATTTAATTCAACAAATAGGAGGATAGCCTTATGGCATTATCTATCTCGCAGATTGTCAATGTGCAGTTAAATACTATGCCAAAATCTGCCGCGCGTAAATCATTCGGCATAGTGGCATTGTTCACGCCTGAGGCAGGACAAGCATTTGCTGATGCGACTACGCGTTATGTTTATGTCGAAAATCAACGTGATGTAGAACAGTTGTTCGGCACAAATTCAGAAACAGCAAAAGCAGCACAGCCATTTTTTGCTCAAAGCCCTCGTGCGAAACAATTAATTATTGCGCGCTGGCAAAAAGAACCCGCAACCATTGATGCAACCAAAAACACATTAAGCGGTGCAACCTTATCAGATGATTTAGAGCGTTTTAAAGCGGTTGTAAATGGTCGATTTACATTAACTATTGGCGCCGAAACCAAGAAAGTAAATGGGCTATCTTTTGCTGACGCATCAGATTTCAATGCGATTGCCACCAAAATCCAAGCAAAATTGACCGCACTTTCGTCATCTTTGTCTATCTCTTACGATAGCGTAGGGCAACGTTTTATCATCACTTCTAACACAAGCGGAGAAGATAAAACAACCGAAATCCATTATGCCTTTAATGGTGGCGGTGACGGTGAGTATATTGGCTCATTGCTTAAATTAGAAAATGGCCAAGCAAGCCGAAAAGTAGGTAAGGCATCAATTTCTTTGAAAAAAGAAACCGTTGCAGAGGCATTATTTAATGTAGCCGAAGTGAATAATGCATGGTATGGCTTTACGTTTGCTGCACAGCTTACTGATGGCGAAGTGGAATCTGCTGCAAAATACGCGCAAGCTAATACCAAAATGTTTGGTGCAAATGTTATTCGTGTTGAACAACTTGAATGGTCTGCTAATAACATCTATAAGAAATTATATGATGCAGGTTTAGATCACACATTAGCAATGTTCGATAAAAATGATATGTACCCAGCATCTTCTGCATTGGCTCGTTTATTATCAACTAACTTTGCGGCAAACAATTCAACCTTAACGCTTAAATTCAAGCAACAACCAACTATTACGGCTGATGAAATTACGGCAACGGAGTTCTCTAAGGCTAAACGCTTAGGCATTAACGTGTACACTTATTTTGATGATGTAGCGATGATTGCTGAAGGCACAGTAATGGGTGGTAAATTTGCAGATGAAATCGTTATCTTAGACTGGTTTACCGATGCAGTGCAAAAAGAGGTATTCGCTCGCTTGTATAAATCACCGACCAAAATCCCATTAACAGACAAAGGCCAAGCGGTATTGATTGCTGCCGTGGAGAAAGTTTGTTTAGAGGGTGTAAACAATGGTGCTTTCGCCCCAGGTCAATGGACGGGCGATAGCTTTGGTAACTTGACGACAGGCGATTATCTTGAAAAGGGTTACTATGTATGGGCGGCACCAATGGATACGCTATCCGATAGCGACCGAGAGCAACGCCGTGCAACACCTATTCAAACCGCAGTGAAATTAGCAGGCGCAATCCATTCTAGCGATGTGATTGTGAATTATAACCGATAACATCAAAAAAGCGAAAAGCCAAGAGCGACAACCCTTGGCTTTTCTTTTACCCCTTATCCATACTAAGGAATAAATTTTGATTAAGTATACACCAAAATATCAAGTTAAGGTAGGTGGCAAAATGTCAGAAAAGGATGCAGGGATTGTTGGAAAACGATTGGCACTTTCGGCAAATATCGCAGCAATTGGCGTATTGTTGTTTGGCTTATCTTTCGTATTAAAAGTCTTTTTATGAGGAATAACTATGGCAGTTTTCGATCCAAAACAAGTTGTCGTGTTATTAGACGGCAAAGAAATGAGTGACTGGGCAGACGGCTCAGATGTGATTAATGCGACCAACCAAGTTGATGCAGGGCAAATGGTTATTGGTGCGAATGGCACGGGCGTATTTATCGCAAACCCTGACCAATCAGGCAAATTAACCCTAAAAATCAAACAACATTCTGAGGATAACGCCTATTTATCTAAGTTGTTTAATCAACAAAAAACCAGTATTAAAACCTATTTACCGATGACACTCGCTATCCGCGACTTAATCAATGATGATGTTGTCACGGCAAGTAAAGGATATTTTACTACACCTGCAGCTTATATGCGTGGAAATGGACACAATGCGACAACCTGGACGATTGTGTTCGAGAAAATGACAATGAATCTTGAAAAAGGTGTTCAATAATGGAAAGCAAACAAATCAATATTGAAAATGTCACCTATACGATGACGCCAGCTAATGCTATGACAGCATGGACTGCACTCAAAAATGCGATGAAATTACTTCAATCAGTTGATTTATCATCATTAGGTAACAATAAAAAACTCGGTGCAAGCGTATTGACGACTGTATTGGCGAATTTAGGCGACACAAGCATTAAAGAGCTTGAGGACATCGTGCTTAAACATACCTCATGTGAGCAAGATGGCAAACTATACCGACTATCTGAACGCTTTGATAGTCATTTCAACCAACACCGTGGGCATTTAATCCCCGTATTAAAAGAAGGGTTGATGTATCAATTTGCGGATTTTTTTATCGGTGGGGGTGGATTACTGAGCAATATTCAACCCAATCTAAAAGCGACGAAATAAGCCAGTCAGACAGTAAAGCCGACTGGTTTATTTTTACGCCTATTGTAAAAAACTTTTGTTCACTACACGAATTAAGGTCGGTTTACTCGTTAGCCGACCTTTTATCTTTTCACGAAGTTATTGTTGAATTAAATCAAATGGAGCAACGCAATGCTACTCGATGAACTACTGATTAAAATCGGCATTGATGCGGATAGCCAAGCAATGCAACAGTTTGAGCAGTTCCTTAATGTTATTGGAGATGGCACGGAAAGTGCGGCGGAAAATCTTGGTACTTTTGCTGAAGTTCTTGAACGTGCCGTTGATGATGCAACAGAACAAATTAAAGCCGCACCTGAGTTTGAAAGTTTTTTTGATTCCCTTGAAAAACTACAAGCTGAAACAGAAAATCTTTCTGAAGATGACGCATTAGATGAGTGGGTACAAAAACTCATTGAGGGGGATAAGCTCTTATCTGAGTTTGGTGAGAGCTTTCTTCAAAACACCGAACAGCTCTCGAAGGAGTTACAAGAAGCGGGGTTAAGTGCAGAGCAGGTTGAAAAAGTTATTGGAAAACTCAAATCTGCGATTGAGCAGAAAACCGATGCTACCGAAAAAGATACAAAAGCCGTAGAAGATAACGCTAAAAGCACAGAAAATTTATCTGACAATATCATCGACTTGTGGGCAACCCAATATGGTGCAGTCGGATTACTGAATAAATTTGAATTGCTTGGCATTAGTATCAATAAAACTACACTTAAAGTTGCGGCATTTGGTGCAGCTTTCTACGCTGCCACAATCGGGGTGAAGAATTTTGTTGATGCTAATCTCGATGCACTCGATGAAATTAAACAACTCTCGGCTGTCACGGGCGAATCAGCCGACCAAATTTACAACTTAGGTAAGGTTGCAGAGGTCAATGGCTCATCCGCACAGGCGGCACAATCATCTATTGAAGGATTATCTCGTGTCATTGGCGAAGCTGCAGCAGGAATTGGTCGAGGGGCGAAATCATTTGAGCAATATGGATTAAGTGCCAAAAAGGCGAATGGGGATGTTAAAACCTCAAGCGAAATGCTGGGGGACATTTCGGACAAGATGAAAGCAATGGGGGAGCAAGAGCAAATTGCGATGCTTGCGAAACTGCATTGATAGTTCGATGATTCAAACCTTGCGCCTTGGTAATGATGAACTGAAAGAACAAATTGCCCTTGCAAGTGTGCTCACGCTTGGTGTGGGTAATGCAGAAAATGCAAAAACCGCCGCGGCTTTTAAAGATGCACTGACTCAGGTTTCTCAGGCTTTTAGAGCTATTGGCGAATATGTCTCACTCCGTGTTGCACCATCCATTCAGCGATTAGCCGAGCGGTTTACAAAATGGTTCACGGAGAATAATGACTTTATCAAGACTACACTAAACGGCTTTGGAAAAATTCTTTCATTCTTGTTTGAGTTAGCCGCAGCCATCGATAATGTTGTTGAGCATACTATTGGGTGGAAAAACTTAATCTACGCATTAGGTGCGGCATTATTGTGGTTTAGTCGCAGAATGTTATTAGCTTTCGCTACCAATCCTGTTACATTGATTATCGCAGCAATTGCAGGCTTATTTTTGCTTGTTGATGACTTTATCACTTATCTTGAAAGCGGCGAAACTGCCTTGGGAGAGTTTTGGAAGCCGTTTAAAACAGCGTTATTGTGGGTTAAATCCACTTGGAAAAATTTTGTTGATAACTTTAGCGTCGATCCAATTGGCGAAACATTATCTCTCATTACAGATATGCTTGAGTTGCCATTTAAACTTGGGCTTGCGCTTGTTGTTGGTTTGTGGAATTTATTTACTGGCGAACAGTTAGATTTGGATGTTATCGAGACCAAGTTTGCTCAAGTTACAGACTGGATTAAAAAGCCATTCCAAAGTGCATTTGATTGGGTTAAGGGTTATTACGACCAATATATCGCACCGATTGTTGATACAGTAAAAGGGTGGTTTATTGATAGTGGCGAAAAGGTAGGCACGGCAAGTCAAAATACAAAAGCCTATGACACAATGATGTTCGATCCGTCTTATGCTTCTGCACCACAAGTTGCCGCAGTAGGGGCGAAATCTCAAACCTCAAATGCAGATAATCGTGTGACTAACAGCAATAACAAAATTACCATTACGCAACACATCCAAGGCACAGATAATCCAAAAGCCGTGGCGGATCAATCTGTTCGAGTGATTAATCATCAACTTTCATCTGTTGTGGGGTAGACACTATGTTAAATTTTGCTCAAGTATCCAATCGTAAGATTGGCAAAATTACCTTTGATGTAGTGACAACAGAAGACCATCAATCAGATTTATTCATTACAGAAAACCCGATTGAATCAGGCGCTGCCATTGCTGACCATGCGGTTATTCAGCCTAAACAAGTTACCATTAATGGTGTAATGGTTGATCACGACCATTCGACTTTTGGTTTAGGCCTTCCGTTTATCGGCAATATTCGTGGCGGGATAGACTTTCTTAATAACTTTCCTTTGCCAGTTAAGGTTATCACTCAAACATCGCAAGCTACCGCAAGAGCGGGGAGAGTGATTAGCCAAGTTGCAGGAGCGTATAGTCAAGCAAAGAGCATCCTTAATCAAGCGCGAACCATTGCACCTTTTTTGCCTGATTTTGGTCTAGGCGGATTACTTGATAGCAGTGCAGGGGATAGTAGAGTGCAAAAATGCTATGCCGACCTTGTTTCTTGCCAGAAATCAGGGGAAACCATTGACATACAGACAGGTATTAACTTGTACAAAAACATGCTAATCCAATCTGTAGCCGTCAATCAATCACAAGATGGCAGTGCAACATTTACGATAACGGCTCGTGAGATATTTATTGTTGAGACACAAACAGCTCAATCTAAATCTAAAACAGGGGTATCGGGTAAAAGTAAAAGCGGCCGAGCAGCGTCTCAATCCGCAACAAAATCGCAGCAAGGCTCTACTCAACCAAAGAACGATACACCTAAAAGAACCTCCTCGCTTTTCAATCTTTTTAAATGGTAAGACGTATGCTTAAAATTCCATTAACACAACATCCTTATCAGGAGCAAACTTTTGAATTTAACGGCATAAAAATCCGCTTAACCTTGCGATTTAATAGTATTGGACAGTTTTGGGCAATGGATGTATTTGAGCCAGTAAATCAAAAGCAGATTTGCCGAGGTCATGCGCTCGCGTGCGGAGTACCATTATTGGCTCGCACTACACAACCTTATTTCTTCTACTTGGACGATGAAAGCGGTGCTGAATTAGACCCAATGAGTATGGAAGATTTGGGCACTCGATGTTTTTTGTATATAGGCGAAAAATCATCTTAAAAAAACGACCGCACTTTTAAGAACAAACCCCGAAGCGTTGCAAGCACTTCGGGGTTTTTCCATTCCACAAGCAGGAAAGGAGTAGATATATCTGTGGATAATTTTACATCTATTTTGATTTTAATTAAAGGGGTATTGCAAATGACATCAAAATTACAAGCGTGGCGATTTATTGCCATTTTAATTGCAGTGGTTTTATCTTTTGCAGTATGGCGTGCGCCTGAATTAATTACTGCAATTCGTTGGTGGTAAGTATGAAACAATTTGGCAGACGGTGGAAACTCGACATTAGTAACGACCAAGAAACGTTAAGCATTGAGCAATTGCGTGTTGCGTTTGAAATTGATAAAACCATCAATGAAAAGCCTAATCCCGCTAAAATCCAAGTATGGAACTTAAATCGAGACCATATCAACCAATTATTAAGCCAAGACTATAAGAAAGTCGCCTTATCGGTTGGTTATGGCGAGTTACGCCAAATCTATGCGGGAGATATTACCAAGACGAGAATCCAACGAGAGGGATTGGATTTTGTCCTTACGCTTGAGTGTTCAGATGGGCATCAAGCCTATACTCAGTCGAGAGCTAAAACGACATTAAAAGCAGGGGCAACAGACAAGCAGATTGTTGAGGAATTGCAAAAGACGATGCCTAAAGTACAGTCTGGTGCCATTGACATTCCTAATCAACGGAAACTTCCTCGAGGTAGAGTATTAAACGGCAATAGTCGAGATATTCTCACCAAAATTGCACGCAATAATAAGGCTGATTGGTCTATTCAAGATGGCTCGCTTATTTTCCTGCCGAAAGATAAAGTGCTAAGTGATGATGCTGTACTGATTTCCCAAGATACAGGCATGATTAATGCACCAGAACAAACCGATGAGGGATTAGAGCTAACTTGTTTACTCAACCCTGCATTACAAATTGGTGGCCTAGTGAAAGTTGAATCTATCATTGAATATTTTAATGGGGAGTACAAGATTGTAAAACTTGTGCATTCTGGCGATGGCATCGGTGGGGATTGGCACAGCAAAATGACAGTTGTTGGGGGAAAATTCCAAAAAGTGGAAAAAGAAAAGAGCGGTCAGAAATCAGATAAAAAAACAGATAAGCAAAGCAAGGATAAGAAAAAATGAACTACTCGCAAACCTTAGCAACGCCAGAAACTGCAACCGACCATCAAATCCAACAAAACCAACTGAATTTACATACCGCACTTCCTGCAAAAGTCGTGAGTTTTGACCCCGCCAAGCAAACTGTATCACTTGCGATACAAATAAAAATGCAGTTAGTCGATGGTAGTGGGGCAGATATACCGCCACTTCTTGATGTACCCGTGAGCTTTCCTCGTGGCGGTGGCTTTGCAGTGACATTTCCACTTAAAGCAGGCGATGAGGGGATAGCGATATTTTCTGAGCGTTGCATTGATGGATGGTGGCAAAACGGCAGCGCATCAACGCCTTTAGATTTTAGGTTACATGATTTATCCGATGCGATGTTTATTCCTGGTATATGCTCTGTGCCGAAAGCTATAGGTGAATTTTTTACCGATGGGTTATCCATGCAAACCCTTGATGGCAGCACATACATCAGAATCAAGAATGGCACAATCCAAATCAAGGGAGATATAGAGCATCAGGGCGACACCTCGCAAACAGGTTCGCATAGCTCTACAGGCGTTATCTCGAGCGATACAGATGTAACAGCGGGCGGTATTTCAGGGAAAACCCATAAACATACAGGCGACAGTGGCGGTAAAACAGGAGTGCCAGAATGAGCGTAAGACGACTTAATAAAGAGCACGATTGGACATTTGGACAAGGCTTTTCAAACTACGCAAGCGAATCAGATGCCATTGCTCAAAATGTACAAACTCGCCTTTGGTCATTTGCTAATGACTGGTTTTTAGACTTAGAACATGGTTTACCTTGGCTTGAACAAATGGGGCGTGGGGTAAATATGGCAGACTGGGAAATCAAAATAAAACGCTATGTGTTAGAAACTGAAGGTGTAAGCAGAATAACTGATTACCAAGCTAATTTTGATGCAGATACACGCAAGCTGACCATATCGATTGATTACCAAGATATTTACGGGCAGCAACAAACTGCACGTTATGATGCTTAAAGTGCGGTCGATTTTGACCACATTTTTAATTCAGTGATAAACACAATAATACTAGCAAACCACCGCTCTTATGGGCGGTTTTTATTGGAGAAAATATGGCAAAACTGATTGAAACAGGCATTCAAATTGAGCGATTAAACGAAATCGTGGCACGATTTGAAGATGGATTTAGACAAATCTATGGGCAGAATATCGACCTATCGCCTAACTCACCTGATGGGCAAATGGTCGGCTTGCTTGCTCAAATGAAGATGGATATTGAAGAGCTTGCCGAGAATGTGTATCGACAGTTAGATCCTGATGTTGCGACAGGTGCTTGGCTCGATCAGCGTGTTGCTTATGCAGGATTAATAAGACGAGCGGCAAGTTATAGCTATTTACGCTCAGTTATTTTGACAGGAGAGCCATTAACTCATCTTTATGCAGGGATTGTGGTGTCTGACCCACATAAAGTGCGGTGGGTATTAACGGCAGATGTACAGCTAGACAGTAATGGCTCCGCCCGTGCGGACTTCCGCAGCGAAGAATTGGGTGCGTTTAACCTCATAAAAAACACGAATTTGACCATTGAGACCGTTACGCTTGGGCTTACCTCGGCAACCACATTCGAAAATGCAGAAATTGGTGAGGAAGAAGAAACCGACTTGCAATTACGAGAACGTTTTTTCATCAGTCGAACCAAAAATGCCCAAAATTCTGCCGATGCTATCCAGTCAAAAATTGCTGCATTGCCTGATGTTAGACAAGTTAAAGTGCTAGAAAATAATACTAAACAGCGTGATAAATATGGTGTAGAGCCTAACTCCTTGAATATTATTGTAGATGGCGGGGCAGATGAGCAAATCGCTCACGTTATTTATGAAAATAAAGGGGCTGGGGTCGGGTTGCAAGGTGCGACAGAAACAACTTTAACGGTAAATGGCGAGCGTAGAGCATTACGGTTCGACCGTGCAACGCCTGTTGATGTGCAAGTGTCTATGCATTGTGTCCGATGTGAAGATTTTACCGAAGTGGATAAGGATGAAATCAAACGATTATTATCCATTCAACGCTTTGGCATTGGGCAAAATCTTTCGCTTTCCAGACTTTATTCGCCAATTAATAAAGTGGGCGGTTTCTGGGTGAAAGAACTAAAAATCGGGCGTAAAGGGCAGTCTCTTACCACGGAAAATATTACCGCACAACCACGTGAATTAATCCGAATTTTAGCAACAGATATAACCATTGAGGTGGAATAATGGGCTATTCTGATTTGTTGATTTGGCAATACCGAAACAAGCCCAAAGCCGTCTCAACGATTAAGCTATTTGAAAGCATTATCGGGCAAGGCTTTATCGATTTATATCGGTTGCAAGATGTGTTGAATATTGAAACAGCAACAGGGCATCAGCTTGATTTGGTCGGTAAACACGTCGGGCAATTTCGGGTTATTAATGGCTATCAATTACGTAAATTTTTCGGTTTCCGCAATTCGCCCAATGCACTGGGATTTAGTCAAAAAAGACTAGGCGGTGCGCAATGGTATCGTAAACGAGACCCGCTGTCTGATTCCGTTAGATTATCCGATGATGATTATCGGTTCCTGATTAAATGCAGAATCCTTAAAAACTACCAAATAGGCACGCTACCAAACTTAATTGAGGCGTGCTTATTTATTTTCGGAGAAGGTTGTCACATCGTGGATAACTACGATATGACCGTCTCTATCTCTGTTCCAAGTGCGAGCACATCTGATTTTAAGAAATTCGCAATCAATCATTTAGATATATTGCCACGCCAAGCCGGTGTGCAATATCTTTTCAACCTAATATAGAGGTCACATATGGCATTAGTAAATAAGCCAGATGAAAGCATTTTTGCATCATCTGCAAAACAAGGTGAAGTTGATAATTTCCCTGATTTATTGCGTGGATGGGGGATTACGTTTGACCAAACACAGGGTATCCCTCCTATGGAGTGGTTTAACTTCTTGTTCAAGCGACTTGACGAAAAACATACTTATTTAATGCAACGAGGGCTACCCGAATGGTCTGCTACACAAGACTATACTAAAGGCTCTTGCGTCCAGTTTGATGGCGTAAGCTACCGAGCATTAAAAAATAGCAAAAACAACAGCCCGAATGAATCAGATTCGCAATATTGGGTGCGTTGGGGGTTTGCCTTAAGTGAAATTGCACGGGCAACGTTACAACAATATGGCATCGTGCAACTAAGCTCAGCCACTAACAGCGATAGCGAAACCAAAGCTGCAACATCAAAAGCCGTGAAAACCGCCTATGACAAAGCAGTAGAAGCCAAAACTACCGCAGATGGAAAGGTTGGTTTAAATGGTAACGAAAGCATTAATGGCGAGAAATCCTTTGAAAATCGTATTGTGGCAAAAAGAAATATCCGTATTTCAGATAACCCGATCTATGCTTCACGCGGAGACTATTTAAATATCGGGGCAAACGATGGGGATTGCTGGTTTGAATATAAATCAAGCAACCGAGAGATTGGCACACTTCGTATGCACGCTAACGGCAATTTAACCTACAAACGCCAAAAAATCTACCACGCTGGGGCAAAACCCCAATTTAATACGGATATTGAAGGCAAGCCTAATACACTTGCAGGCTATGGCATCGGGAACTTTAAAATTGAGACTTTTGTTGGCAATTTAAACACCCTCAAAACTGATGGGATTTATGCAATTACGCAAGCAAGCCGCTCTCAAAATCTGCCCGTATCGACCAGTTGCCACATCCAAGTTATTGCTGGAGGTGATGGCACTTGGTGCCGTCAATTAGCTTATGTGGCATATAGCACCGATGTGTACGAGCGACATCAGACAAGTTATCAAACAGATAGTTGGTCGGCTTGGAAAAAACTTAATACCGATGGCATCCCTACTGGTGCGGTGGTGTCATTCCCTCGTGCGGTAACCAATCCAGTTGGCTTTTTAAAAGCAAACGGCTCGACATTTAACCAACAAACCTTTCCCGATTTATACCGCACTTTGGGCAACAGCAACAAACTCCCTGATTTAACCCGTAGCGATGTGGGGATGACGGCTTATTTTGCCGTGGATAACATTCCCACTGGCTGGATTGCCTTTGATTCAATCAGAACAACCGTTACACAGCAAAATTACCCTGAGTTATATCGTTACTTAGTCGGTAAATATGGTTCTATTTCAAATGTGCCATTAGCTGAAGACCGATTTATTAGAAATGCATCAAACAATTTATCTGTTGGTGAAACGCAAAGTGATGAGATTAAAAAGCACGTTCACAAAGTGAGAACACACTGGGTTAATTCAAGTGATAGTAATATTTTTTATGACAAAACGAAAACAGTTATAGATTCACGATTACGCACTGCAACTACAACTGATGATAATCTCAGTGATAATGGATTTATGCATCCGCTATTAGATAGCCCAATGGCTACGGGGGGAGCTGAAACAAGACCGCGAGCGATTGCTCTCAAATTATGCATCAAAGCAAAAAACACATTTGATGATGTGCAATTCTGGGTGAAGGCATTCGGTGTTGTTGAAAATGCTGGGGCTTTAGATGCGGGTACACTTGCGCAAAATATGCAAGCGTTATCTGAGAGTGTTGAACAAAAAATAGAAGAGAATAAACAATCAACTTTGCGAGAAATCACCAATGCAAAAGCTGATATAAATCAGCAATTTTTGCAGGCAAAAGAGAATTTATCTCAAATTGGCACATTAAAAACAGTCTGGCAAGGTAACGTGGGTTCTGGGCGAATTGATATATCAGAGAAGTGCTTCGGTAAAACGTTAATTTTATATCTTCAGTCATCAGAAAGTCACAGCCTTGATGATAATAACAATATTGAAATCGTCAGTTTTGAAGTGGGTGCAGAAATTGAAGGTAAAAAAGGCGGCAGAGTTCGTTGGCTTGATGTTCGTGAAGTAAATGCACACAGCAATGGTGGTAGAGCTACTTATTATGTAGAAGTCAAGAGATTCGATGTGACTGTTGATAGAAACGGTACAACAATACAAATTCAAGATCTTGCTGGTCGTTTTGTAAAACGCATTGATATTCGATGAAGGAGTGATAAATGAAAGTCTATTTTTTAAAAGAAAATTTGAATAGTTATCAAATTTTCCCTATTCCTCAAAACTTAAATGATTTTGTGGAAATGGAAGTAGAAAACGAATCAGAGCTTGAGACTAAACAACTTATTGATTTTAAAAGTCAATACATTCTAGTTGATAGACAACCAACAGAATTACACAAATGGAACGGAAACAGCTGGGTTGTTGATAAAAAAAAGAAAACTGAAATTAAGCGTGAACTCATTAAAAATCTAGTTGATAGCATTGATGATACAGCGGCTAACATTAGTGCAAGATGGACAAGGTTTGCCGAAGAGTATAAGGAGCGAGAAGCTGCCGCTATTGCCTTTAAAGAAGCAAATTTTGCTGGAGAAGTAAGCGTTTATATCAGCAGTTTTGCAACGGTTGCAGGTCTTGATAATCAGTCTGCGTCACTTTTGATTCTTCAGCAAGCAGAAAGCTTGCGTACATTGCAACAACAATTAGCAGTGCAAAGAATGCGTAAGTATGAGTTAAAGCATGAGGCGTTGAGTGATGAAGAACTGCAACGTATTCATGACGATATTATAGGTAAAATGCAAACATTAGCGGAGGCACAACAATGATAGGCGCTAAAATCTATCTCGCATTATACAAAGGTAAAAAAACGGGTAAAAACCCGAGCGCACTTTTGGCACGTTTGAGTGACTGGCTCACTCGTAAATTGACAAAAGGCGTGTATTCGCATTGTGAAATTGCAGTAATGAAAGAAGTATTTGTCAGTGGGCATCACTATGAAACAGAAGTGATGTACGAGTGTTATTCGTCTTCAATTCGAGACGGCGGCGTGCGTTGCAAACAAATTGATGTGTCCGATAATACCAAATGGGATTTAATTCCGCTCGACGGTGTAACCGAAGCACAAATCAAAGCCTATTTTGACCGCACTTTGGGCTGTAAATATGACTGGTGGGGTGCTGTCGGGATTGTTCTCTGGATTAAACAAAAACGCAGTAAGTTTTTCTGCAGCGAATGGTGTTTTAATGCGATTTGTGGTGGGGAAAATGGCTGGCGATTTAGTCCAAACCAGTTGGCTGTAATCTTTCAAAAATAGACAAACGGCGGGTAATTCCGCCGTTGTTATTTAATTAAAAAGAGATTCAACTTTTGATATATCGGTTTTATATGCTGATGTATATGTGCCTTTAACATTTTTAGATTTGTAGGTCATTAAATATAATGGTATTATGAATGGTAATATATAATGATGTTGCTTTTGTAAATTTTGTTTTAAATCAAAATGTTATTTAATTAAGTCTTATCCAGCTAGTCGCACCATCTCTATTTTTCTCTATTCCCCAATTTTCAGATAGAAATAGATAAAATATAAGTAAAAACAATAGCTTATATAATTTCACACACTAAAACATACCTTCTTTTTTATATCAAAATCGCCTAAAAGGTAGTATTTTTATACCGATTGGGATCGATTTCGATCTGTTCTATACTCCATTGCACACATTTTTGCACACGTGTATTGCACACATTTTTATGGAATAAACAATGGCGACAATTATCAAGAATGGCAAGAGTTGGCACGCACAAGTGCACAAGTTTGGCGTGAGCAAATCAGCCACTTTTTTGACTCAAGCAGACGCAAAAAAATGGGCAGAAATGCTCGAAAAACAGCTCGAATCAGGAAAGTATAATGAAATCCCTGATATTACATTGGATGAACTGATTGATAAGTATCTAAAAGAAGTCACTGTAACCAAGCACAGGAAACGTGAAGAGCGCATAAGACTACTGCGTCTTTCTCGAACTCCGCTTGCCGCAATATCTTTACAAGAAATAGGAAAAGCACACTTTCGTGAGTGGTAAAATCAACGATTAAAAGAAGTCTCTCCAACAACAGTTTTGCGTGAACGTAGTTCGCTTTCTGCTCTAATGGCCAAAACGATTGAATGGGATTTTATAACAGAACCCCCTAAAATATCTTGAGAAACCAAAAGCACCAACACCAAGAACTCGTCGATATAATGAACATGAAATTGAGCGTCTGATTTTTGTGTCAGGTTAATATGTCGAACATATTGAACCGCCAAAAACCTTACAAAATTGCACGGGGCGGCATTTCTTTTTGCTATAGAGACAGCAATGAGAGCTGGGGAAATAGCAAGTTTAACTTGGAATAATATCAATTTTGAAAAGCGCACCGCCTTTTTGCCAATTACTAAAAATGGACATTCAAGCACGGTGCCTCTTTCGGTAAAAGCAATAGCGATTTTACAACATCTTACTTCGGTAAAAACAGAAAGTGATCCGTGAGTATTCCAAATGGAAGCACGCCAACTGGATCACAACTTCCGCAAGCTCAAAAAGATGGAAGGGCTTGAAAATGCCAATTTACATTTTCACGACACCCGCCGTGAAGCATTAACCCGATTGGCAGAAAAAGTGGATGTAATGGTATTAGCCAAAATATCTGGCCATAGAGATCTCAGTATTCTGCAAAATACTTATTACGCACCTGATATGGCAGAAATTGCTCAACGGCTATAAAACAAAGGCGGGGTTATCTGATCAATCCCCGCCTTTTTCAAATTCTCGCTTTTCGTTTTTTATGTTTCAAACAGAATGAATTTTGCTACGCCACTGCATAGCTCGCCAAATTCTTCCATTAATTTAATGAATTGTTTTTGTGGGGTAGAACCCTCAATCAAATTGCGATCTTCTGCCCATTGTTCAATGTTTTTTACAAGCTGTTGTAAGTCTGCCATTTTAATTTCCTCTTAATATTCAATTACAATAGTGCATAATTCATCTATTTTTATCTAATTAACCCTAAAATCCCCCAAGCTCTCGCCCCAACCAAAGGCTTGAGCCAACGGAATTTTTTCTTCTTTAATGAAAACTTCATCGTTTTCACAACAAATCCACCGATAGTCATTAAGCCGTAACCGTCCATGGCGCATTAAAAGTTCAATTTGTGACGGTTTTAATGGCGAACCGATAGGCAACATCAATTCTTTCATCTGTTGTTCAATTTTTAAACGGTTACAGTTATTGACACAAGTCCAAGCGGCGCGATGCGCCTTGTTTGTTTCGGTGGACTCCGAATTAAGTGCGGTGGAACCCAACGCACTTTTCGCTGATTTAATCACCCAGTTTTTTAATTTGGTGATGATTTTCTTTTCTGTGAATCTGTTTTTTACCCCCACAATTTTCTTACGAATCTCACCGTATTTATTCGGTTCGCATTCTTCATACTCAATACAAATAGGCTGATCACAACGTTTTGTCATTGTGCCACCTTGTGCAAACTATCACTCAACAAATCATTTTGCCGTATTTGCAAATTAATGTTGATCCGAATATTGCGCCACATCGTATCCCTTATTTTGAGTTTGACACGAAAGAATATGAAGATTTATCGGTATTTGCAGATGCCATCCCTAAACTTACGGGCATTGGCGTGCAGATTTCGGAAAGTTGGGTGCGGGATAAATTAGGGATTCCTGAACCGCAGGAAGGTTAGGCGAAAGAGATTTGAAACGCCGTGGGATTGATAAGCCTGACGATAGTTCTGAATTTTTGGTGGAAGTAGAACGCCCAGCGGATAAGCAAGGTAATCGTGAAAAGACGGTAGGGTTTAAATTACCTGATGGCACGATACGTGTGACGGATAAAGGCTTTGATTACAATGTAGGGCGATTAAACTACAAGCCTAATTTGGATCTTTATCCTGAAAAACTGGCGCATGCGTTTGCGAAGGTTGAGATGAAAGGTGGGGAGTTTAAGCACGATTTTGAATTGTTGGCAAAGCATATGGCGGAGATGAAACAAACGCTCAGCCTAGATGGAAAAAAACTCACTGCTGATCAAATGTTACAGGTGCGAGATAGTCTTACCAAAAATTTTAAATTTGCGGCAGGTGTCTTGAGTGCGGAAAGTAAGGATTTATTGAAAAGCAAAACTGACACAGTGTGGCTTTCTGATGATACTTTAATTAAACAGTTTAATAGCCGTGATGGGCAAGATTTTGGACTGGAAAGCTATGCACTTTTCCCTGATTTATTTAATCAGCCTGATATTGTTCTACAAGATAATGATCGTTTTTATTTTATCAAAAACTTTGAGAAACAGCGTATTTTAGGTGTAATAAAGCACTTATCTAAATTTAATGAAATTTTTGTGCTTTCGGCAAGGGAGATTAATATCAAGGAAGTAGAAAAAATGAAAGGTAAATTGGCAGTTATCAAGTAAGGCTCCCGATCACTTACACACGCTCTCGGACACCTGAGCAGGACGAGCCACCTCAAGTAGGCTGCGGCAGGGAGATTATCACCGCTTTTTTAATAACTGCCTTGCATGAATATACCCCCTTAAATTTTAAAAATCAACGATTATGATAGACATTGAAATCAATAACGCACAAGAAATTGCATCGGCACTAGAACGCCTTGCACAAGCCACCGCTCATCGAGCTCCGTTAATGCGAAGTATTGCGGGGACAATGGAATCAGCTGTGCTGCAAAATTTTGATGTTGGGGGGCGTCCTAAATGGCTGGGGCTGAAATATCGTCAAGGTACGCCTTTGGTGGATACTGAAAACCTGATGGCGAGCATTACTTCTGAATATAACAACAATGAAGCCATTGTGGGGACGAATGAGCCTTACGCGGCTATTCATCAATTCGGCGGTAAAGCTGGACGAGGTCGTAAAGTAGAAATTCCAGCTCGTCCTTTTTTGGCTTTAACACCTCAAGATAAGGCAGATATTTTGGAAGATATACAAGACTACTTCCAACGCTTAATTAAATGACATCCTACCCGTCCTTTAGGGCACGGAGGATGTCAACTTGCTTTTTTTAGGGACAGTTATGTTGTGCGAGTTTATCTAAAGTGTAAAATTTAAACGCCCTTTAATGATGATTTAAAGGGCGTTTTTATTTCTCAAATTTAGCGATTTTTAACCGCTTAAAATGGGAAACAGCCAAGATTTCAGATTTCTCACTTTTAACGGTTATGTTTCTCAAAATTTGCGGACGGCTACATCTGCTCCAATTCAAAAATTACAAAAAGAATTGAATGTATTAACTAAATTTAATGATCCTAAAGGTCAGTATTTGTATTGTTTGAATTGTGGGAAGGTTAAGTAATAATTGAAAAAGGGCAGAACTAAATCTGCCCTTTCGCTTACAAAATATACGCTTCTTGAATATGATGTTGTTTTTGCTCTTCTTCTGGGGGGAGTTTCATATAATCTCCATAATATTGCGTTAAGTGTTCGTGATATCCATTCATTACTTGAAATTGTCGCCCCTCAAATTCTTTATAAATCACGTGATTAAAATATTCCTTCGACATATAAGATTTTTGCCAACCGCCGTAGTCAGATAATACAAGACCAATATAATCGCATTGTTTTATCGGATATTTTATTTGAAATTGTGCTAAATTTTTTTGCATTTTGGAAAATAAAAAGTGGCTTAATTTGTCAAGTATCGTTCTTTGCAACGTATTTTCTTTTGATCTTAACCATCTTTTCTTGCAAGAAGAAAATCGAAGTTTAATTCTTCGGTGCTTTTTCATCAGTGGGTAAATGATCTTTGGTTCATTCGGTACACCATCGTAGATAAATATATCCATAAACATCGGGCTTTTTCTTCCCTTAGCATCTGTTATTTGAGTGCGACAATCAAAGATTTTTGCCATTTCTCCAGTCTTTTGAGCAAGGATATCTTCCACCGTTTCTATATTGTAGTATTCGTGAGTTTCTTGAAACCAAACATCAACGAACCTTTGATATTCATCACGGTGCATATAAACATCAATATCATCATCCCAAGGGATAAAGCCTTTGTGGCGTATAGCACCGATTAATGTTCCACCACCAAGAGAATAGTGAATTTGGTGTCGCTCACATAATGCGTGGAAATAATCTAATATATTGAGACAAACGAGCTGTTGTTCTCTGAGCGTTAATTTTTTCAT